TTCCTGAGATTGTTTGCGACGATATTCATGGAGATATCCCCTAGCTTCTCAACCGCAAGCCCCGCATTAAGCCCGTTCTACGACATCAAAACCCTCTAGTGCTAAAGCACTCATGTCGCCGCAAGGCGGCTAGACGGTACTAGCGCTAATTGGCGTTAGCTGAAGAGGCTGGCAGATTCCAGCCGAAACCTAGAGGGTAAGTAAATGCGTAATACATTGATCTCAATGGCGATTCTGGCCGGCCTGCGTAACAGCGAACCGGGCACAGAGGCCGCCACGGCGCCCATCTCCGAAACCGCCAAAGTCATCATGTTCAATACGGCTGAGCCCGTTTTGATGGACGACAAGGCTGCGACGGAGCTAAAGGCGCCGATTCCCAAGGACGCGAAGGAAGCTCCGGACGTGATCGTGGCGAACCGTGAAAGTGCGTGGTGCAAGCTGCAAGCCCGTCGCTTCGACGACGCCAAGGGCTGGGATGTGATCGAGGCCGCGCAGAACATTACGGCGCAGTTGTCGATTATCCCCCTGGACATCGCACGGTACGTGCAAGGTCTTTACAAGAACGTTCCCACGGTCGGTAAGACCAAGACGGGAAAAAAGACCAATCCGCAGCACGATAGGCGGCTAGAGAAGTACAGCAACATGTGCAAAATGGTGGGGGAAGAACTCATCAGATTGCACAATATCCCGGAGAATCTGCCGGGTAGTGCAGGCGCGTCCTACACGGCGCGTATGCAATACTTCTCGCGCGGGCAGTACTGGTTGCGCCTCACCTCGGACGTGCGCAAAGCCCTGCAATTCGACTTGGACCTTAACAAGCCGATGATGGGTAGCACTTCGGGAGAGCTGCACTATCAGACGTACCGCGATGTGCTCGTCGGCGCCAATGCGGCGAAAGCCGCGAAGGCAAAGGCCGAAGCCGCCGCGCAAGCCGCAACACCGGAAAGCGAGGAGGAAATCGCAGATGCGCCCGCGACTCCCGGTACGCTGGAAGTCAACGGTAAGCTCCCGGAAAAGGTCCGTAGTCAATGGAATCGCTTGCACGGTATCGTGCATGGTGCCCAGTACGAAACGGACCCCACCGAGGCCAAGGACAGTGATAGCGTTATCAACCTTGGCTCTCGCGTCCTAAGCCACGCTTGTTCCCTGTACGATCACATGCTGGAGGGCATGGTGGGGAACGAGGATATGGACGCCCTCGCCAAATGGTGGCACGCACGCATCAAAGGCCGTAAGGCGGGAGACATCATGGTGGGCAAGGCCACGAGACCGGCCGACATCGATGTGATCGAAGCCGCAAAGGCTTTGGGCGCTGAGATCCAAACGCACGAGGCGAACGAGGCCGGAGACCTGGCAGACTTGGAAGCCGCGCAGCTTGCGGCGACCAACGAAGCACCGGATACGGACGGTTTGCCCGACGTGGAAACGGGAACGGATGCCCCCGACGCCAGCGTGAACGAGTAAACTGATCTCCCTTTAGCCCCCGAGCATGTCTTGGGGGCTTTTTTTTTGTTCCGAAGAAAGCATTTCCACACTTGAGAATTTCTCGGTTGGGCAGCTTTTTAAGATTTGACAAGTACCCCCATCACATGCTATAATAAGAGAGTAGGGAAGCGCCCAAGCAAAGTTCAGTTGAGTTCAGCTAAAGCGCCTTTGATGTTAGCCCTATATAATCAACACTAACCTAACCTTTGATAGAGAGGTGCTCTATATGCTCACCTAATACCCACTTACCCCACTGACAAAGCTTATTGCGGAATGAGAATGAAGCGCGGTGAACTTTCGGTATAGCTGCGCGAGTCTTAAGTCAACATGGAACGGTAGGAGAATTTCTCCGCGCTGGTTGAAACCGAACCAATTCAGTTTAGCTAGGCACAGGGAGCCTACTGCCCGTTGTATAAAGTCGGGCCTAATTTTCTTTTGAGTGGCGTAGTTTGCGGATACTTCTAGCCTGTTAAGCTAACCAAAATACCGTAGACGTTTGTTCCCTCACTAGTTCAATTCGGAAGTAAAGAGTAGCTGCGCTCGCCAGTCTCCGGAAGCGGGCTGGATTTTCTAATTTCTTTTGGGTAGTGATAGTCTTCAGTTACTTCATTAATAATGTAATGGTCTGTGCCTGAAATATGGCACTAGCTGAAGGCGCGTGTTCTCCCAAAATTTAAGGAAGTGGCTTAGCTATAAGTTCACTTGTAGAAGGTGTGACGCCATCATGCTACATTAACCAGCGCCTCGTTAAGCTAACGAGGGGAAGGATACCGGTTACAGTCGTCAGGAGACCGGAACCCGTTGGGGTTTGTAGTTAGGTCACTTCACTTAAATTAGTTTCGGTCGCGCTTTCAAGTAAGCGACTTAGCCGCTCTCTTAACGGGGAGCGGCTTTTTTGTGCCTGAAATAAATGGAGATAGTGATGAAGTGGTTCACGCCAGTTCGTTTCGCTAACGACCAAACCTACGCATGGTGCAAAACAAAAGAGCGTAGTCACGGGTTACCCGTGTATGCTCTAAAGAAGCCGGCTACCAAAGACAAAGTTCTTAGTTTTCCTATGCACGGGAATGCTAAGGGCTGTGTTCAAGTAATGGATAATCCCAAAGTTCCCCAACCTAGCTCAAAGGAGAGCTAACATGCCACGCGGTGTTTATACCCGACCCAAAGTTGCTACCGAGACCGAGCAAGCCACTACTAAAGCTCGTGGTGCCAAGGTGCGCGAAGCTCACAAGCGGAGACGCATCGAGGATGCCCGTGCTCTGTTCGAGGTTGCCAGTGTGAAATACGTGCAAGCGTGCGCGGAACGCGACCAAGCATGGGAGGCGCTTAACAAAGCGATGGTGGGATGAAGCAAAAGAAGCCCCTAGCCAGGTTAATTTTGGTTAGGGGTTTCTTTCACGATGGTTCTCAGTGGCTAGTCACCACTCCCATAGAGAATCTCTTCGAGGCTGAAGAACAAGCACGGAGGATGCTCAGTGTCCCGGAAATCGATCGCGTGCTTATTACTGACTGGTGCCTTCGTTCAAGGTCGGATGAGTGGCGTATCGACAGAAGAGTTTTACGAAGGAATTGAAAAGGACAGTATGATGTACAAGGTAGTTTTTACAAGGAATAGTAGCCAGTACGTGGTGGAAGTCGGTTCATTTGATGCTATTCAACACGTAGCGGCGGCATTACGCAAGGATGGATGGAGCGTCAAGATCGAGAAACGAAATAAGGGGGAGTAGTGATTAAGTTCACTTGTACTTCAGGTCCTAATGTTCTTGTGTTCTCAATCAGTTGCAAAATTGCGACTATTATTCTCAAAAATCTGCTTGAAAAGGCAGGATGGGTCGTAAAAACCACACAGGAGGATACCTAATGTCCGACAAGGTGAAAGAGCCCAAGGCCCCTACACTATTAGATGGCATAACTGCGCAATTTCATGTGCCTTCTAAGAAGGAAATTGATGGTCTTAGGGTTGGGGATTATGCAAAAGTGGAGGCATTTGCAGGTAAAGGATCTGAACGTTTCTGGGTGGAGCTTCAGGAGATAGACGGCGCTCACGAAACCTTTACAGGGCGCGTAGATAATGATCTCGTACTTCGTTCTCATAACATCAAAGTCAATGACCTGATTACATTCAAGGGGCGCAATATCTTAGCCACCTTGAAGGGAAACTAAAGTGATTTTCACCAAAAATGGAGAAAGATTCTTTATCTTTTTTTCTTATTCCACCAATAGATATAAGGGGGAATACGTAGCGATGCGAATGTCGGATTCGATATACGACGCTTTTTTTGGGTTAAGCAAAGGGCTGATGCAGTATCAGAAGGAAATTTAAAATGGCGGGGGCAACTGATCGCGCTACCAAGCGATCCCAAATTGGTAACAGAGTGCAGAGAGGCATCTGGAAGTCAGCCCATGCGTGGAAGCATCCTTGGTATCCCGCATTGTGTGCCAGGGTCGCTAAAATCAACTCAGGTGGGTTGAGTGGTGGTAGGCAGGAAGCCAGATTAGACAAGCAAGCGCAGTCCAAGATTTGGACAGAGCAGAAGCAACGACAAAGGGAGGCTGTGTCATGTCTGGTGTAGTTATCGCTAGATGTAATTGCAAGTCTGAGTATCAGGACCTAGTGTATGGTCCTAGAATGAGAGTTTTCAATGTGGGTAAAACGCCGGACATAAGGAAATGTACGGTATGTGACCCCATAACAAGAATGAAGAAGTTGGCTACGCACGCAGGGATGCACAAAAAGGACGTTCACGGATAATCCGCGTTGTTCATTTTGGGAGAATTACCCATGCGGCCGGTCCGCGTTATTCTAAACACGCCTACAGGCGTGGCACTAATAGAAAATCCCGAGACTGGAGACAGGCAAGCCTACATGGCCTTCATGCCTGCCCCCTTCGGTGAATTACAAGTACAAGAATTCTCGGAAACTTATCAAACGGCGGAAATACTGGAAGAGGTTCTATCCTCCTTCAGTTCGTTTTATTTTAACTTATTTTAAGCCTTGGGTGGCGTTGCAAAGGGTTACTTCGACTGCGAATCGAGAGGTTGTGGGTTCAAGTCCCACTGTAGCCTAAAGGCTATGTAGCTCAATTGGATAGAGCGCTAAAATACCCTTTGCGCCTGTTCCCCCACTTGTTCGTTCCTAGCTGCTTTTGCAGTTTTGGGTAGCGTAGAGTTCAGTTACTTCATTGGTGTATAAGTCCTAGCGGACTTAGGAGGTTCAAGTCCTTCAGCGGCTGAATTCGTTTGTTCTCCCATTTATGAGAGGTGATTGTATGCGAGGGAAACCAAGGAGATAGCTACCTTATCACCACCTCGACAGTCTCATATTTATCCGACTCACCGAATCCGTGCCGTATATACGGTAGGTGAGGACGTGTTGGTCCGAGCGTCTGCAATGTATCGGTATCGGGCCTTTTGTTTGTAGTTTCCTCAACACGTAGCCTAATGGAGGGCTATTCTCATGAAGCTAGCTAATGCAGTTCGTAGAGATCAGATTGATGCGTTGCAAAGATTCATTTCAGCGCCTCAGCACAAAGCGCTGAATGACTTCAGTGGCACCATAATCAATCTTCGAACAACAATACTGGAGGCAGGATTTAAGAAACCAGGTGACCGCGTGTTCATGTCTGACAAGGTACCAAAGTTGGCCGTGTGTAACTTAGATGTGCGCCAAACTCTGGTACATATACAGAACGGGCGCCTGCGCTTTATATGCGACAATAACGAGGTACTCATGATAAATGTCGCCTTTAGTAATAACAATCTAATTTGGGGAACTGGTACTCCATTGCCTCCTAAAGAGATGACTGAGCACGTTCCGCAAATTAGGGGGGCCAGGCCGCCGCTAATTCTTTTCGAATCTGGAGAATGGGTTTCTACGGGGCGAGTGTCCCCGCCTGTAGAAGATCCAGCCCTCATTCAGCATCTGGTGGGGGATCTGTGGGGGGTGCTGTACACTTGGGAATTAACTCCGTTGGAGAAAGAAGCGCTGCGCGCTATCGGAGTGTGATATGAGATTTCTTTGGTTTATACGCCAGTTCTTTGTTTGGGGTATCTTAGGTGTTATCACGGGTTACTTGACTACTGGAATTTGTTTTGCTGTTTGGTTGGCGTATACTAACTTGGGATTAATTACTACTGCTATGCTCTTTGGAACTGCCGCCATGATTATCGGATTTATAGTTGTAGCAATAATTGAAGGCAACAGACCTGATTTTTTTAAGCGGCACCGAAGAGTAAACCAAAATCACATAGAACATCGTCACGAACATTTTTAGTTAAACTTTGCCTGGTGAAGTTTAGGGTTACTTCTATTTGTTATGGAAACCAATACCCTAGACGCTTGTTCCGGCAAATATTCGTTTTGAGTGGTGTAGATCTCAGTTACTTCAATGAAAATGATAAAATACTGAGATCGCTTGTTCCCTTATTAGCGCGAAGCGCGCATGTCGTCTTCGATAGGAGTTTTTATGTCACAAAGGAATCGTCCGAATGTAACAGAACCAAAACATACGCACGGTGGAGTAGTCGCGTACCCTCACTTAAAGCCTATACAGCAGCTTCGACGTTCTGTATTGGCGTGCTTGCTCTGGGAGGATCAGTTTTATGAAGATGGGGAATCGATTGCTGCACGTATCTCCACTGTTGCGGATAACGTTTCCCCCGAAGAGCTTTCTAGTCTTGCTGTTGAAGCTAGATCTGTGCATCATCTTCGCCATGTTCCTCTACTTCTGCTCAAAGCCTTAGCCAAACGTGGAGGTAGGATTGTTGGACAAACAATTTATGAAACCATCCAAAGAGCAGACGAGCTTACTGAATTTCTTGCTGTATATTGGAGTCCCGACAAACAGAAGCTATCCGCGCAAGTCAAAATCGGCCTTGCACGGGCTTTTCGTAAGTTTAATGAATACGAACTTGCGAAGTACAATCGAGATAATGCGATTAAGCTTCGCGACGTATTATTCCTGTGCCACGCGAAACCAAAAAATGCGGCTCAGGAGGCTGTATGGAAAAGGCTTGTTGACGGCAAGCTCCAAGTGCCGGACACGTGGGAAGTTGCGCTCTCGGGCGGCGCAACCAAAGGGGAAACCTTCACAAGACTAATAAAGGAAGAGAAGCTTGGATATCTGGCACTTCTACGCAACCTACGAAACATGGCCGAGTCCGGAATGGACATGGGAATCGTCAAGGATGCAATCCTGGCGCGCAAAGGGGGCGCACACAGAGTGCTTCCGTTCAGGTTCATCGCCGCTGCCCGTGCGTGCCCCCAGATGGAGCCATATCTTGACCAGGCCCTCGTCGGTTCTATTGAGGATTCCCAGAAGCTCCCCGGAACTACCATTGTTCTTGTGGATGTATCGGGAAGCATGCTCGCCCCGATTTCTACTAAATCGGATCTCACTAGGATGGACGCTGCGTGCGCTTTGGCCTCTTTGATTCACGGAGATCGTCGTGTGTTTTCGTTCTCGAACCACACGAAAGAAGTGGCACCGCGATACGGGATGGGGGGAGTGGATGCCATACGTAGCTCGCAGGGACATAGCAACACGCAGCTTGCGGAAGCTGTAGCCCATGCCAATAAGATTCCGCATGATCGACTCATAGTGATTACGGATGAACAAGCTACACTCCGCCCCGCATACTATGGAGCGGCAACTATCCCTGATCCAATTGCCAAAAAAGCTTACATGATCAACGTGGCATCTTATCAAAACGGCGTTGGTTATGGTAAGTGGATCCACTTGGATGGCTTTTCGGAGTCTGTTATCAAGTGGATTCATGCTGTGGAGTCTCAATCTAACACTGAAAAGGAGGGTCCCGTTATCGATTAAGTGGACTGTTTAGTGTAGGCGAAACTCAGAGAGGGCGTCGTTTGGATTCGGCGCCCTCTTTTTTTCACTTGGAGAATATCATGGATGCTGAAGCAACAGTTGCTCCCCAAAAGCTCTTTGAATACTACGCTAAGAAGGCTCGTAGATTTCATATACGAGCGATTAAGTCAATAGGTCTTGAACGAGTGTGGTTTGGTACATTGGCTGCTATCTACCAAAAGCAAGCAGATCAATTTGAACAAGAGGCAGCAAAACTAATAGAATTATAAAGAGGAACTATGGAAGTTACAAAGTTTTTTGTTGTTATGTTTGATCCGGAGGCTAGGCAATTTCACGATAAACAAGAAGCTATTGATTGGGCCAAGACTCAGATGAACAACGGTAATGGGTATCAAGAATTTTACGTGTTTGAATCTGTTCACGGCGAAGTTGCAGAGCAAGTCTATAAAGAACTTAAGTTTGTAGAGCGAGATCCTACTATTGGTGAACTTAGGCAAGCTAACGTTGATATTCAAAGAGATCGCCGGGACGACGCTATGGCTGAGCGGGAAGCGCGTGAAGCACGGGAGGATCGCAATAGGCGAGCTACGCCTGCTGCGGGACCTCGGGCAAGAGAGGGGCTTCGAGCTACTGAGGACTTTCGCGCACAGACTCCAACAACGGCTCCTACGGCGCTCCAGGATTGGGACCTGAATGCAGTAATACCGCCGCCGCGTAGATAAGGAAAACAACATGTACGGTGCAGATATTGAATTTTTTATTAAAAAAGATCCCACAGGCCGTGTGATTCCGGCGTGCGGGTTGGTGGGTGGAGAAAAGAACAACCCCATCAAAATTGACGATACATATGCTATCCTTGAAGATGGAGCAGCCGTAGAGTTGAATTACACTCCAACAGATACTCCTAAAGCTTTGATGGATAGAATATATGCTTCGGCAGATGTCATAAACAGCTTTACCAAATACACAACATCAAAAGCACAGGAAGTGCGTATTAAAGGCATTGAAAATCACAAACAAGCAATGGAGATCGGGTGCATGCCCGATTTCGATGCCTATGCGGATAACCCTCAAGATCCGCGCAAAACCCCCGAAATCGATGAATTCAAAGGTTTTCGATTTAGTGGCGCTCATTTACATTTTAGCTATGAAACACACGAGCAAGTGCCTGCATTCGTTGCAGCACGGCTAGCAGATGTGTATATAACGCTACCAGTACTAAGTTTGGCCTATAGTCTAGGTGGCGATAAGTTAATGAGATGTATTTTGGGTCCTCGTAGAGCTAAGTTTTATGGACTACCCGGATTGTATAGACCCAAGCCCTATGGAATGGAGTATCGCACACTTAGCAACTTTATTGCGTTTGATAAACGTTTTTATCAAACACTACGAACTGGGATGCACTCTACTACCTGGCTATTAGATTCTACTAGGTTAGACGAAGAGTTGCCTAAGTTGATGATTCACATGGATTGGGCTAAGGTTAGGGAAGCAATCACAACATTGGATATAAAGCTGATTAAGAGCTGTCTTGAACATAAGGCAACCTCAGCTCTACAATAAGGAGGCACCATGCACATAGTGGATAGTGCGCCTGAATTTGCTAGATATTTTACAGGAACGTGGATAGGTAGACCAACCGGTAAGCACGTTGTCCCTTGTTACGTTAATTATATCAACGAGACTACGGGCTCTTGTGATATACGTGAATATAACGCTCAAGGTACTTATTTGGATGGACGAGTGTTGTTCCCTGAAATTATAGAAAATTATCAGCTATTTCCACCAATGGGCGGAAATGTTAATTTTGATCAGGGATATTTTCACGTAAGTACAACGCCGAAACGTCACAGCTCCAAAGGATTTAGTAGTCATCGATTAACTTATAAGAGGTTTGGGGTTCCTCATGGGGATGTGATTTATCGTATAGGAGAGTGGATTTGGAGACTATATAATCCAACCTATGTCTCTATAGAACAAGCGTTAGGAGAACTTAGAACACAAGCAGTTCACGCTAGGGCTATATCTCATGATGTGGGATTGGAAAACGCAAATTCAGGGAAAATAATCGTAAGATTTCAAAACACTATTATTGGGAGCGTAATAGAAACTAAGATTAATATTCTTAGTCAATATAGTTTAGTAGCCGAAATCTTTAATAATACTAAAGGCTATGAGTTATGTCTGATAGACTAGGAGTGGAGATAGAACTAGAAGGAGTAGGTGAAAACGATGCTAGGTTGAAGCCCTACAAATATTGGCAAGTTAAGGAGGATGGTTCGTTAAGGGATGGAGGTATTGAGTATGTGTTTAATATACCTCATCCATACACAACAGCAATTAAAGCACTAGATGAACTATATGAGAGGCTAGATAAAGTTAGATTTAATATCTCGTGTAGAACTGGAACGCACGTTCATGTAGATGCTAGGGATCTTAATGTAAAAGCGTTGAGAGTGTTGTGTTTCATCTATGCCGCGTTTGAAAGAGAGCTATTCAACTGGGTAGGTGACGGTCGGCATCAGAATATGTACTGCTTGCCTTGGTACGCAGCACAAGGAGATATTCCTAATATATGTACTGCTGTTATGGGGATATCTACTAAGAACTCGGATGTCATATCTCAAGCACGTTATTTGCATAGATATAGTGCCTTGAATTTACAAGCTTTGAATAAGTTTGGAAGTATTGAGTTTAGGCACCTTTTATCCACTAAAAACAAGGCTAGGATTGTTGAGTGGATAAATTTGATCGTGGCGATGAGGGCTTTTGCTAGAGACAATCAAGACCTAGATCTCAGTAAAACTATAGTAGATATCATAGCCCTGAATAATAAAAATGAACTAAAGGAGAAAGTGTTTGGAAACTACGCCAATTTACTGACTGTCAACGAAGAGCCCGATGCTAATGTATTCGCTGTTCTTCAGAATTTGGTAGCGTCTGCGCACCCACCAGCTTTTACGCTGGCAAAGCTAAAGTTAATATAATAAGGAGAAGAAAGAGTGTGCGGTATTTTCGGACTAGCTGTAAGTAATAAATGTTCTCTTATCGAGTACCCAAAGCGAGCTTTCATAGATGAAGCTTTAATCTGCGGTACAATTCGCGGGGACGATAGCACTGGAGTGTGTACAGTTGCGAAAGACGGAGAGGTTACAGTTCTAAAGAACACCTTGGCCGGTTTTGAGTTCGTACAACAACCAGCTTTTCGTAAGCTGATGACGTCTAGTGCTATGTATTCGTTGATTCTAGGTCACCACAGATATAAAACTACGGGAGAAATCTCCAAGAGAGATGCCCACCCGCATTCGTGGGATCACATAACGCTCGTCCACAATGGGACGATCTCTAATGCATATCATTTGCCAGGCTATCGTTATGCTAAGGATGATTCCTATGTGGATTCATTCAGAGCTACTATGGCAATGGCTAATGAGGGAGCAAGTAAAACTCTACCTCGCCTAGAGGGAGGTTACTCATTAGTGTGGCACGATGCTAATGAGAGCACTGTTAACTTTGCTCGCAACGATGATAAGCCTATGTATATGTGCTGGGGACCTGAAAAGGAGTCCCTATTCTGGGCGTCCGAACCTGGTATGTTGCACTGGTTGATGGTTCGTAATAACATTTATCCCCCCAAGGATTGTCATATTACGTCGTTGCCAATTCACACACACATCAAGTTCAAACTTGGTCCAGTGTTGGAAATGACATCGGAAATCTATGAAGTTAAAGGATTCTCAGGTCCTAACTATGGAAAACCCAACTACGATCACTTGACCAGATATGATCGCCCTAATGGTCACCCTGGTTTGGAGAACGATGACTTGGGAAAAGCGCAAACGGGTGGCCCGAATGGTGGGACTGATAACGTAGGAGACCCTTCTGCTCCGAAGTCACTCATACCCACCTACCTGCCCGCTACTCGTAAACATTCGACAGAAGGACCGGGGGTGGAGGAACCGACCCAAGTGGAGAAGTTTCTTAGCGCCAAAAGGAGAAGCAAACTCAACAGAAGGCTCGCGGTTTTCCACAAAGGTCTTACAGCTAATGCAATTATTTGGGGTGTTCCTGATATTTGGCATGCTTATAAAAATAATCATAGATCTCAAGGGGTAGGTCAATTTTTGTGGATTAAGGATCACACATTGCTGCATGTTCACAGTGTTACCGCAGATATGTGGGCGAAAGCTGTCGGTGGAAATTTGCTGGTTCCTATTTCCATCACAGGAATCACAGACAATAACCGAATCCTTACTGGTAGTATTGCTTTTGATCGGTTGAAGCAAGGTTGGACCATCGCTGACGGTATTCCGGATACTAACGACCAACTCAAATTTGTTCCATTTGGCCTTGGCGAATATATAAGCAAGGCGGAGTATATCGAGAGAACCAAGGGCGGTTGTACGTGGTGCGAAGAGCACATCTCTCTCGGAGATGCTCTTGACGTTTACTGGGAAGCTAATTTGCCGCTTTGTAAAATTTGTGGCGAAATTAATGCAAAAAAGGATGATATTCAACATGGTAACTAAGGCGAAGTACCCTCTTTTTGTGTATGGTTCGCTTAAGAAAGATCACGGCGCCCACAGAATCATAGCGGGCGCTGATTTTATTTCAGAAGCGAAGGTCCAGGGAAGTTTGGTAGATCTTGGTTATTTTCCTGGACTTCTCTTGGACACCGAGAAATACGGTGTCTCAGGAGAATTATATTCTATCACAGAGAAGCACCTGAAGTCAACTGATATGCTTGAATCTGAAGGGTCTTTTTACTTTAGGACAGTGGTAGACGCTAAGCTTCCGGATGGACAGATAATAGATACGTATGTGTACTTCTTACCAACTTGGTATTGCAAGAGGTATCCGAAGATAGAAGGAGGTAATTGGCATGGGGGTGTATATTCTCCCGTACAAATGGTGCAGTCTGAGCGCAGTGGCGTTAAGCAGGGCGACAAAGATACGCAGAATCAGCTTATTGAAACAAACGTTCAAGGCGAAGCCTAACGATATAATCATTAATTGGGGCAATTCGTCGGATTACGCGATTGAATTGAAGCCCAAAGAGTGGTTGAATAAACCTGAGGCTGTTGCTAATGCTATCAACAAAATTAAGTTCTTGGAGATTGCGTCTAAAGCAGGAGTGTCTGTACCAAAATGGACAAAAGAGGTTGGGGAAGCGAAAAAGTGGTTGAAGAAATACAAGGTAGTTGCCCGTACTCTTGTGGAATCGAGCGCGGCGAAGGGGATTGTATTGGTAGATTCTGGTACGGAATTGCCTGGTGCAAAATTGTACACGCGATATGTGCCGAAGAAGGTAGAGTATCGTGTGCATGTATTCTTAGGAGTGGTCTTCGATGTCCAACAAAAGAAAAGCAGAGCTGAAGCCGACGATGTGGACTACCAGATTCGTTCGTATGATAATGGATGGATCTTCGCCAGAGACGGAGTGTCGTGCCCTAAAAGCGTTACAACTGCAGCTTTGGGAGCGATTAAGGCCATACACCTTGACTTTGGAGCTGTCGATGTGGGGTGGACAGAGAAAGACGATAAAGCAACAGTTTACGAAATAAACACCGCTCCGGGGCTGGAGGGTGAAACAATAACAAATTACGCACAAAAAATAAAAGAGGTATTTTATGCCCAAGGTTAGTTTTACTAGAGTTCCGGATATAGGGTACGCATATAAGTTTGCGGTTGGCATTGATGGAAAGCCTATTGGGGTTATCGCTGTTAACTGGGTTACAGACTCCGCCCCTACAGGTGTTTGCGGTACCTACATTTACAGGGATTTCAAAATAACAACTTGGATTCAGGACGGCGCTGGACATAAGTTGGACACTATGAATACATTTCTTGGTGAAATTAAAAAGGCCGGAGCTTGGAATGCTGTTTCTAAATTTTTGATTAAATCAGTTGTAGATATTCTTACTAAGAGCAACTACAATGCTATGTTTGGTGGTAGGGTGAACATCATTAAGGATGAATGGGAAGCTTGTTTTGGAGTGTACTCTTGTGGTATAGCAAACTATGTCAAAGAAAACAACCTGGGAACTATTACAAGCTCTCACTTGTATGTTAATCCGGTGCACAAAACACTTACAGATTTTGGAAACTTTGCAATTCACCAAACATTCATTTGGACTAAGCCTACTTGGTATGTTATTGAGGACAACAGCGTAGGTGTTCAGATAAATGAATCGAACATCAACACGTTTAATGCAATGGTTGAAGAGCAGAAACGTTATGGAGTTCTAAATGATCCAAAAGCCCGTATAACACCAGCGTACAAGTATGAAGTTACAAAGGAAGAACTACCTATTGACATTGCAGTGAATTCATGATATGCTAATGCCTACTACAGCGGCAAATACTACAAGCAAACAAATACTATGAAATTAACAGAAGAACAAAGAAAGAAATTGTTAGGTAAAAGAGTATCTGTATTCAGTAATAAATTTACATATCACAACAGTATTATAGTAGATATAAATGAAGATACTGTTGAGGTAGAAGATTTTGAAATGAAAGGAGTGTATCATAATGCTTTGATAGATTTATCTACGATAAGTTCTATAAGCATGGAAACAAAAAAAGTAAAATGAGTGGACCAAAGGTAAACCCCTTCGGATCGCTTACCGAAGGGGATGAAGATGAAGCGAATATGGAGGTAGATTTTCAGGAAGAAGAGAAATTTGAACCTCTTGATTTTACAGAACCAGTGTATGATCCTTTTGAAGAGGATTGGGAGAATCACGTAGAAGAGGATTAAAAATGAAAGCGTATACAATCACGTATTTGGATGGGCACAAGGAGGTTGTGGAAACTCCCGACAACCATCACGCAGGCTACAGCTCGCAATATGCGAACCAAGTTCGTCTATATGACAACAGTGGGAAGCTGATAAAGAAATTCTGTGATGTAAAGCGTTATCGCATGGATCAGGTAGATGAACAAAAAAGAACTACTAGCACCGTGGCTACATCTAACACCAGGTGATCAAGTTGCAGGGGACGTGTGCCCCTTCTGTAATGGAGGGGACTCTAAGGAAGGATCGTTTTCGGTATTTAGGACGAATGATGGAAAATTGGTGTATAAGTGTCACCGCGCGACGTGTAATAGAGGTGGAGCTATATCTTCTGACGGCTCTTCTCTGCTTCATGTAACGGGGAAGACAAAGGTTCACAAGGAATTTACGGATTCCACAGAGCCGTTACATGCGAACCATATTAAGTATTTCTTGTCTAAGTACGGCTTCGAAGAAAAAGAAATAACAGACGCCGGGTTCCTGTGGGTGCCTGAGCGTAAGGCCGTGTATCACCCCGTAAGAGGGCCTGACGGGGTGTTTAGGGGGCAGGTAGTACGTAGATACCAGGACAAGCAGATCTGGACCTATAAAGCCTTTAGCGACGACAGAAGGCCATTAATAGCCTGGTATCCCGGCCCGCAAGGATTCGAGCAGAACCATGTGGTGATAGTTGAGGATATTCTCAGTGCCCTAAAGTTTTCGAGGTTTCATAATGCTGTGGCTTTATTGGGTACCTCTTTCTCGGATGGTGCCGTACTGGAAATAATGCAATGGTCAGGTAGGCAATACCTGGCTTTGGATAACAATGCAACTGCAAAAGCCGTAGCCGCGGCGCTACGATGGAGTCAACTATTAGATATACGAGTAATTGAGTGCAAGCTAGATCCCAAGTATTGGGAAAATGAGCAACTTAAAGAACTATCGGAGAAGGCAACGCCTTTTTGAAAATGCTGTATCTTCTAAAGCAAATTGGCGATTTGGTTGGAAACCCTGTATCATTATTTAGAGATTATGGTACTGAGTTCAAACTGATTACTAAATTTGAGTACTGTAAACCTAATATTGGTTATGGGGCACGATTAGACCCTTTTATTCTAATGACTGGAAAAATGGAGAAAGTTCATACCTTTAGTCTATATGAATTCCCTAGTTGCTGCGCATTCTGTGTAAGTACCCGAGCATTTACTTACGATGGTTTTCGTAATATAGGGGTTAATAATTTAGCTAACCAGCTTAGAATATTTATAGCTAAAGAGTGTGGGTATACAGCCTTATTGTGTACTGATGTGCTCTCTAATGTAGCGCAACGGAAAACACTTCAGAAGAATGGATGGGAAGATATACTACAAATTAATAACAAACGAACAGGAAATGACGTAGCTATCTCAATAAAGAGGTTAACATGAATAGGAGAGGGCTTCTTTAACGAGCCTTGGTTTGATGAGGCTTGGGAACTAGCAGAAGAGAAATTAGAGGAACTATATTTGGAGTAACTATGACTAAGTATGCTGTAATCTTGGCCCTGATGCTGCCATTATGGGCCAGATGGATTTTTTTCGTTATCTCAGCAGTGTTCCTATTTTTATTTTTGGGACCATGGGTAGGGTCTAATAAGACCGTTCTCATGTGGCCAATGACCATTGCTTACCTATTTTTGTGTGGGTGGTGGGGGTATGTAGCATCTAGTGTTTATAACGCATCAAGAGAGGAAGATCGTCATGCGTAAGATTCTTATTGGTACGGCAGCAGTTGCTGCGATTTTGTTGACGGGTTGTTCTAAGGTAACAGCAGGTCACGTGGGAGTTAAGGTCCACCTACTTGGAGCAAGCTCCGGTGTGGATTCGGAGGAACTGGGGCCGGGGCGTTATTGGATCGGCATTAACGAAGAGCTGTATCTGTTTCCCACGTTCACGCAGAACTATACGTGGACCAGTAAGCCTATTGCGGGGGATTTCGGGTTGGAGCTGGGGGATGAATCCCTAGACTTCCAGACTATAGAGGGTTTGAAGGTCAATGCGGATGTCGGCATTTCGTACCATATCAATCCAGCTAAGGTTACTGATGTGTTCCAGAAGTACCGCAAAGGTGTGGATGAGATCACGGACGTGTATCTGAGGAACATGGTTCGAGACGCTTTGGTGGAAGTTGCATCCGATCTTCCCATTGAGTCCGTGTACGGGGCAGGTAAGACAGCCTTGATGGATGAAGTCCAGCAGTTGGTAATGGAGCAAGTTAGCCCTATTGGCATTGAGGTTGAGAAGGTCTACTGGATCGGAGAGCTTCGTCTTCCGCAAACGGTGGTCAACAGCATCAACGCGAAAATCGAAGCGACGCAGATCGCGCAGCAAAGGCAGAATGAGATCGTTACTGCCCAAGCTGAAGCGCAGAAGCAAGTTGAGCAAGCGAAGGGTCAAGCGGAAGCGCAACTCACGAGGGCTCGTGCGGAAGCTGAAGCGCTACAACTCCGTGGAGACGCTCTCAGACGTAATCCGGAGATTATACAACTCAACGCTGTAGAGAAGTGGAATGGTACGCTCCCGACCTTTATGGGTGGTGAGCAAGCTGTTCCGTTCATTCAGGTGCAGAAGCCATGAAAGTAATCAGCAAAGAGGATTTGTGCGCGTCAGACCCCGATAAACAAGTATCTAAATTTGTTGCGGGTAAGCTGTATCACGCAGGCCCTTGTACGAAAGGGAAGCCCATATGCCACACCTATATAAGGTTATGTGTACAGACGCCCTCAGGGCAGGGCCTCTATATGGTGGATTTGGAGGGCAAGTCTCAAAATTCAAACCTGGATCAGAACATAGTAGGCTATTATGAGCTTCCGGAGGATGTAATATCCGTAGTGCTCAATAAACAGGTGTTCTAGTTTTCGGAGCCACTGAAGCATTTAAGGTGATGCACCGGTTTTGTACTCCGGAGAACAGAGTTCGATTCTTTGTAGTGGCTCCATTTTTGGGGTGTATCCCCTCGGTCTTATAAGCCGTAGAAAGGGTAGACGGTTACACGTGGGTTCGATTCCCATCACCCCGACCATTAAGGAGATGGTATGCAAATTTTTAGTAGTGGAGTTTCGTGCGGTGTGTTTATTATGTCAGGGATACGCACTAGTACTTATTCAGAAGAAGATAGATGGTTCCGTTATATTATGCAGAGGGTACTTGAATTCAGGAGATCTAATGGTGTATATACTTTTCTTTTTTCAGATAACTTTAAACACAAACTTAGCGGGGAACTTTTAGCTAAGCTGATTCTAGATAACAAATTAGGGGAGCTTGCGTCTACTGGTAGAACCAGAAGCGCTAGCACAGAAAATGACATACAAACATGGATGTTCAAACCAGATATGGACGCCATTGATAGATTTCTTAATAGGGTGGAGGTAAAACAAAAAGTTGGAACTGAAAGTAATAGCGGCATCACTACAGGATAGGAGGGCATGGAAACTAGCTTCTAAGTATCTTGAAAACAAAGATATAGGCCCAGAAACGCAAAAGGTATTAAAGGTTATAGGTGATTATTATGAGCGCGATGAAAGTGCTAAGATCGCGGATCGTGAAATTATTCGAGAAAGAATTCTCGCCGGAATCCCTGAACATCAGGAGAAACACCGGGACATCTTCAAAGCATATCTCGACCGTGTTCCAGATGGAGTCTCGGTTGAGAACATTTCTGAATATATTGTTGGGGTTCAGCAAAATAGAATTGAAGCAGAATTGCATCAAGCTTTACTTGCTAGGAAAGACAAATCCCACCTTTCCGGACTTATGGAAAAATGGAGATCCGTCCAAGATGGAATTAGTGATCTCGATACAATCGAAAAAGAAATATATACGGGGTGGGACGTCGAACTTCTCGTACAAACGCACCATTCCCCTAGAAACCTTATTCGACTGCTACCTGTCACATTAGATAAGCTCACAGGGGGAGGGGCAATGCCAGGAGATCATATTCTGGTGTTTGCTTTCACAGAAGTAGGTAAGTCACTTTTTTGCATAAATTTAGTATTCGGGTTCCTCAAACAGGGACTCCGTGTGCTTTACATTGAGAATGAAGAACCTATAGCACGTACACAGATGCGTGTAATCAATAGGATTACGGGCAAGACTAAGAAAGAGATAATTGAAAATTATGGTAATTTACAACCGATATTGGATAAAGCCGGTTACAAGAATTTCACAATCGCCGGTCTATCTCCGGGATCTTTCGATGAGATCAAAGAGATCACGGAGGAAATAGATCCTCATGTGGTTATTTTCAATCAGTTAGGTAATTTGGATACAGGAGTTAAAAGGGATGGGCCGACCATTCAGCTACTATCAGCCTCACAGAATGCGAGAAACTTGGCTAAGAAGGAAGCACGGGTCGTTATATCGGTTGCGCAAGCGAGCGATGATGCATACGGTCGTGCCGGGCTTCGCAAGAACGATGTACAGTGGTCGAACGTGGATCTCCCCGGAACTCTTGATCTTCAGGTCGGCATCGGATGCACTGAAGAGATGGAGCAGATGGGCACGCGTCGTATCACGTTATGCAAAGACAAATTGGGCGGTAATTCGGGGGAATACTTCGATTGCCGGTTTATCAAAGAAATCTCAAAGGTAGAAGAACTTGGACAACCAGCCTAGAATAGCAGGTTATATAGAAAAGGACCCCGATCTATGACACGCATAAATAGAGGGGTATTATTTGTATTGGCTGCATCTTTAGGAGGACTTATAGTTGCTGCTGATGCTTATCCTATGATAGCTGTTGTAATAGGAATAGCTATTTATTTTGGAATCACAGACGAGATATCCGTATGAAACTACTATTCTGTCCGGACTGCTGGGATGTCATTAAGTTGGAGTCAGAAATCCGGAAATGTAAGTGTGGGAAGTGTTCGGGTAAGTATCTTGAGAACCTGCACAATGCAGTAACTAATGGTGAAGGTATTTGCCTTGCTTTTAATAATTCTTCGTTAACTTCAGCGATAGTGAGATTTGCCTTATTAAGGGATAAACGAGAGGTAACACAAGCAGATACATGCGCTTTTCATTTTTCAGCGTGGGTACGTGATCACGGGGGACCTTCAAATCCCCGAACTATTGTGGATAAAACATTAGGGGATGAATCCAACGCATAATTTTCGTTTTTATCTAACAAACTATGGAAATTATATATGCTTAGTGTAAGCTTTTCTAGGTCATATTGGCACAAGATAGAGCCTATTAATTTCCCAGGAGGGGAACTACACATTGACCTTGACAATCTATTTGAAGAAGAAGAGCAGTGCGTAATTAAAGTTGATTTTAGAACTTCTGGAGATATCATAGGAGTGCTATTACTTACAGATGCTTTGAGACGCAAATCTCCAGGTATTAAGATTTCACTATACATGCCGTATCTTCCGTATGCACGGCAGGATAGATACGAAAAAGACTTTGCTTTCAGCCTAAAAGTGCTGTGCAATCTAATAAATGAGCAGAACTATGAACAAGTCACAATTCTTGATTGCCATTCAGATGTTGGGCCTGCTTTGCTCAATCGTTGCAGGAATATACCTGTGGAAGACTTGGTACCTTCTAAGGAAATTCTCAAGTTGGCGCCAGGAACACATATCCTCGCTCCAGACCAAGGCGCGCATAAAAAGTGCGCAAGAGTTGCAGCAAAACTTGGGTTGCCACTTATCCAGGCACAGAAGACGAGAGACCCTAAGACGGGTAAAGTAGAGATAGATATTGAATATCTGGAGGAAAGGGAATGTCCACCTGCTTTTTTAGTTGTAGACGATATATGCGATGGTGGCGCTACGTTTAGTCTTCTTAGAGAATGCCTACCGTTAGACGTAGATTTACGTTTATGGGTTACGCACGGAATTTTTAGCAAAGGTCTCAAACCTTTAACAGCATCAACCCCTGGAGAAGATCCACCATATAAGCAGATTTGGACAGCTAATAACATGTCAGGGATCATTCCAGATCTTCCCTTCATCAGTGAACAACTAAAGGTGTATCCGTATGTATATTAATCCATTGAATGCGATTGATTTCTACAAGGCCGATCACAGACGTCAATATCCTCACGGAACTGAATATGTCTACTCAAACTTTACCCCTCGTAGTGCTCGTCATGCTATCGATTCGAAACTCGTGGGGCCAAACTTCGACAACAAAGTGGTTTTCGTTGGGCTTCAGGGTTTCTGCAGATGGTTTTTGCGAGACTGTTTTAACCAGCACTTCTTTTCTCGACCCAAAGTGGAAGTCGTTGCCGCCTACAAACGACGAATGGATAGGTCCTTGGGAGAAGGAGCCATCCCTGTAGAGCACATAGCGGCTTTGCATGATCTACAGTATCTGCCGATAATGATAAAGGCAGTACCCGAAGGTACACGGGTACCTATTGGTGTACCGATGCTTACTATCGAGAATACCGATGAAGATTTCTTCTGGCTCACCAACTACCTGGAGACGGTACTATCGAATAGTTTGTGGAAAGCTTGCACAGAAGCCACAATAGCGTACGAATATCGCAAACTATTCAAAAAGTATGCCGTGGAAACTGGAGGCAATCTTTCTTTTGTTGACGTCCAGGGCCATGATTTCTCAGCCCGAGGAATGAGTACAATTTATGACGCAGCTAGTTCGGGTATTGGACATTTGCTCTCTTTTGTCGGCACTGACACTGTCTCTGCTATTGACTATGCAGAACACTATTACGGTGGGAACGTTATTGGGGTGTCTGTACCTGCAACTGAGCACTCTGTCATGTCTATGGGCGGCCGAGAAGACGAAATCTCTACCTTTCAGCGCCTTATCCAAGACCTATATCCTAGTGGTATTGTATCTATTGTCTCTGATACTTGGAATTTTTGGACTGTCATTACTGAGTATGCCGCCCGCCTTAAAGACATTATACTCAACAGAACTCCTGACAGCCTAGGAATGGCCAAGGTGGTGTTCAGGCCGGATAGTGGAGATCCGGTGAAGATCATCTGTGGCGATCCAGAAGCGCCAGAGGGTAGCCCAGCTCGTAAAGGGGCTGTACAGTGCTTGTGGGACATCTTTGGAGGAACTACGAATGCTAGTGGTTATCGTACAATTAATCAGTGTGTGGGTCTTATTTATGGGGATAGTATTACTTACAGTAGGGCTAGTGAGATTCTTGAGCGGCTCAAGAGAGCCTCCTTCGCCTCAGATAATATTGTCTTCGGGATTGGGTCTTATACTTATCAGTATGTTACTCGCGATACCTTTGGATTTGCTATGAAATCCACTTGGGGTAGAGTACTTGGAGAGCCACGGGAGTTATCCAAGGACCCTATTACAGACGACGGCACCAAGAAGTCTTTGAAAGGTTTGTTAAAAGTTATTAGGACCGATGACGGGAATCTAACGGTTCTAGACCAGTTGTTGGGCCGGGGTATGGGAGGTAAGGCGGACGTAATGGATATCGTGTTCTTTGATGGGGAAATGGATAATCCTGAGACTTTTGATACTATCAAACGAAGGCTATGCAGTACCGACGAAAGGTAAAAGTACGAAAAGATCCCAACAAAATAGGTAAGGGAACAAAGGTTCACGAACCTAAACCAAAGGAGAAGCACAAACATAAGAAAAGAGAGTTAGAAGAATTAGAGCAAGAAGATGCAGATACTATAACAGATCTATTTGGAGATACGGATTTATGAACGATCAAGCACAAACGCACAGCGCTGAAAGCGCGTTGCCCACGGCTGCGGAAGAAACAAAGGCGGAGCAAGTTGTAAAACCGTCTAAACGGAGCTACCTAAGCAATAGCTCAAGATTTCCTTCGCCCGATGAAATTCACGAAAAGTACAAAGTCAAATTCTTCGTGCATCATTGGCACGAAGGGAATGATCCAAAGATGGTGGAGAGGGCAAAGTATGGGGAATCTAAGTATATTCCTATTTATGTCACTACTTGTACCATTATGGACTGGGATCAACAGGTGCGATTGGGTTATGGAGAAGCGGTATGCTCCCACAAGGACATCCCCAATCGTTCTATAGGCCACCAAATGGCGGTCGGTAGAGCAATTAAGGATTTCATGGAACATCTAGAGGACGAAAAGAATAAGGAATAATATGGGCATGGAAATGTCGTGCGGTTGCACGGAAATTACGGGAGTAGCAAGTTCTTCTCCTGAGCAGGTACTAAAAAACCATTTAGGCCATTATGATGATGGGGAATTAATAGAGTTGAATTACCACGAAGGAGATGATGGTAAAGAGAAACTTGAAGTGATTGTTTGTAGTGCGTTTGCTGTTTTCTCCGATGCTGTTGGGCACGGGGGAACTTATAGCGGCACTGAGTTTGCTAACTATCTTACAGCAAATAAACTAGGAACTGTTAGAGCTTCTGCGGTTAAAAAGAACCCAAATACGAGTAACAGGATAAGAGTTTGGATTTGGGAGATCAACAAACGCAATCTAATAGCACATCTACGTAAAATAGGGGCTATCCATGAAGCTAACAGCGATTAATTGCTTTAGGCGCTGTAAACGAATATTTTACGTTTTATGTGAGGAAGGATTTGACACGGAGGGCTTGAATGGTGTATACTCTTGTCCTAAGTGCAGAGAACGGGATATCCATATAAGTTTAAAGCCCGTTGATATTCTGCCCCCTAAAATAACAATAATAAAGGAGGGACAAACTATTGCTGTCATCTGTTTGGCAAAACCCCAAACTTCCCCCGTGGCTGAGCAGCCCGGACAAGGGGGAGAGGTTCCTGGGGAACAATTACCTGGTGCTGGACTTCGAGACAACGAATCTCGAAAAGGGCCATCCGAGGAACTTGAAAAACAGGCTCCTGATGGCTTCTTGGAGTCTGGGTCCAGGTCACCCTATGAGGAAGAAGTCTCGAAATACCTCGGGGTCAAATGCGACCCCAAGTTTATCTTCTGATTATATAGTAGGAGATGAGTATGGGATGGCACGGCTGGTTGATGCTATCTGGGCTTCCGATTTTATTGTGTGCCATAATGCTAAATTCGAGTTGGGCTGGCTTTCTAGGTGTGGTCTGGATACTAGTCGTGTGCTCTGCTGGTGTACACAGATTGCAGAATACGTGTATCTATCTAATCGAAAAGGTGCGATCAATCTTGACGACACGTTAGCACGCCACGGTCTTGAGGGAAAGAAAAAACTAATAAGTATCTTATTGAAGGGAGGTATATGTCCAAGCGAAGTACCGAAAAGCCTGCTAATCAAGTACAACAAACAGGACGTGGAGCAGACGCATCGCCTGTTCCTATTACAGCGAGAGAAATACAGGAACTTATTGCCGGTTATCTCGACCCGTTGCTACTCGGTGCCGATGTTGACGAGTTTAGAATGTACGGGTTTGCGACTAACGGACGAGTGTTTAACGTTGAGTTCCGTCGCGACGCAGGAACTGGAAAAGTTAGGACGAGATTTTACACAGATTACGAACGGCGTCAACTTCAATAGCCCGGACCAAGTTTGTAACTTTGTCTATGATGTATTGAAGTTTGATGAACCAATAGATCCAAAAACAAGGGAGCCGTTTAAGACAAAGAAAGGTAAACGTACTGCCAATAAAGACGTCCTTGCTCTGTTGAGACCTAAAACAGCGGAGCAACGGACGTTCAAAGAATTACAAGCTAAATTGGCAAAGTGTGAAACAGATAAAGTATTTTTAGGTAAACTAGCCGACTGTTATAACAATAATGATGGTATTCTGCACTTTAACTATAACAACACAGTTGTAAATACTGGGCGGCTTTCCTCTCAAGGTGGGATATTTAAAATACAAGGTCAAAACATCCCCCGCAAATACAAACGTCTTTTTGGTCCAAGTAAGTTAGGGAATTTAATAGGAGAATTGGATTATCCAAATCTAGAATGGAGGGTAGCGGGACATTATGGCAGAGATACAAGACTTCTCAGTGACGTACTTTCAGGATTTGACGTCCATAAGTTTTCAGCTAGCGTCTTCGGAATTAGTAGACAAGCTGCCAAAGCTGAGACCTTTAGACCTCTTTTCGGAAGTAAAGGCTCTACTCCGAAACAACGGAAGTATGCAATTGCCTTTAGAGAACGGTGGTCTGGAGTCGATAGGATTCAGCGTGCTTGGGCACAACACTGCCTCAATACAGGTGAAGTTGTTACAGAGACAGGGTGGAAATTTTATTGGCCTGCAAAGTTAACCCATAATGGGTATATTGAATATACTACGAAAATCTATGATTATCCTATTCAATATTTAGCAGGGGCAGAGTTAACGATGATGGCGTGTTTGATCATGTGGTACCTAGGTTCGTCTATGGATAGTTTCATGGTCAACACAGTACACGATTCTAATATATGGGAGGTGGTTCCTAATGAAGCTGAGGATTGGAGGCAACTGGGTCTTGACTGTTTTACTACGCACGTGTATAATTATATGCTTCACCAGTATGGGATTAGTTTTTTTATACCTCTTGGAGCAGATAGCAAAGTCGGTCCTCTATGGTCTGTAGGTGAAGAAAGAAAGATAGACGTTACGGTGGATGGTAAGATTTTAGAAGTAAGGAGATAGAAATGGCAAGTATTAATGTTCGCAAGTCTGCGAACGGTGTGTTTTTGGTCACGGTGTATCGTGATAGGGACGAGGATATGGGGCTAGGTGGGCGTGGCACAGAAGAGCACGCTTTCTTGACGTTGCCCAAGTTGATGAAGTTTGTTAAGCAGTTTTACGTGGAGCAAACGGCTCCAGTGGAGGTTGTGATAGATGCCTAAGTTTCGTGGTGTAGTTTCGAAGTTGTTGACTAAAGATTGGCAAGATAAAACGTTCCACTCGTTCATGATTGAGAACGAGAAGGGTTCGTTTGGTACAGGCGTTAAGCGCTACTCGAATGCGCAAGTTGGTAATGCGATTGAATTCGAGGCGGAGAAGAATGCCAAGGGGTATTGGGAAGTTAAGGGTGATGTACTTACCATAGAGCTTCCGCACGCTACGGTTGCCACAGGCGCAGCCCCGAAGGTTGTTGTGGATTGGGATGCCAAGGATCGAATCATCCAACTTCAATCTTGCCGCAATTCCGCGATAGCCCTGGTTGATGTAATGATAAAGAATGGTTTCGTTAAACTTCCCACTAAGAAGGATGAACAATATGACGCAGTCCGAGAACTCGTCGCCGAGATTACGGAACAGTTTACTGAGGAAAATGCGAAGGTTAGAGCGGGAAAAACCTTTCGAGATACGACCCCCGAAAGTGAAGCCTCTAGCGAGAGCGATACAACGGATAATTCTACTGGATTTAGTGAGGCTACATGGGAGTAAGGCAAGTGTACGAGATCAATCCTGATCGAGTGATACATGAAACCGACGTCTACGTTGTGGACGTCGGGCCTTATCCCGAAGAGCAACTAGATTGCTACAGGGTCTGGAACAAGTATCATAATGTGCTAGAGCACGCTCACAGTATGTTCTTTTTCGCTGTTCAGTGGGCAAACGAAGCTACCAGAACTTACAAAGCTATGGATAATAACGGTGCGCCACCACAAACAGATGAGAATGACCTACCGGAGGTTAACTAATGTTTGAGCTAATTAGTATAATACTTGCGACGATAGTTCTTTTACTCTATATATGGGGCCGATCCAATCATCAAGCTTGTACGTTACTGTGGTTAGACAACCATAGACTTAAGCAAGAACTTAAAGAAGCTAGAACAGAGTACGAACTTTACAAGATGGAGATAGTGAATAGTCTTGGAAACCACAACGGTATGGAATAATAACGAAGAAATCTATGACCTAGATGTAGTTCTATTCAGGGGGTGTTTTGCCGCAGAGAAGAAGATCTATTACGCAGAACTACCAGACAAAGGTGTAATCCAGTTTAGTAGTAAAAAAGAATACAACGAGTGGTTAAAAACAGATCCAGGAACTTCTGAATTCTGGGTAGAGCACGTTGTAGAGCCCGTAGAAAATGCCATCCAAAACTGTAAAACAATAATAGAGGGGTGTCATAATGCACTTGGTGGTTTATCGCAACGCTTCTTTTTGTCCGGTCCAAATAATTTCCGTTATGGAATTGCCACGGTCAAACCTTATAAGGGTAATCGTGACCCGAAGCATCGTCCTGTGTGGCTCCAAGAGGCGCGTGATTGGGCGGTAAAGCATCTCTTTGCAGATATTGCCGATGGTTGCGAAGCCGACGATCTAGTAGGGATTGCCTCGGTGCGAAACCCCCAAAGTGTCATCATATCAAACGACAAGGACCTAGGCCAACTCGTAGGGTGGCACTATAACTTTGTTACTAAAGAGGGACCATATTATGTCAGTCCAAAAGACGCAAAACTATTCTTCTACGAGCAAGTTATTGCAGGAGATTCAACAGACAATATCCCAGGACTTGAGGGTGTTGGACCTGCTGGAGCACGACGACTCCTTGAGGGAGTATCTTCGCCAAGCGAAGCTGAGAATAGAGCTCTTGCAGCATATAGAGAGAAGTACGGAAAAGGTGAAGGAGACCGAAGATTCCTCGAAACTGGTAGACTCGTCAAAATCCGTACAAGCGTGGAAGAAACTCTATGGGAGCCAAAGTGGGTAAAGCTGGAAATTCCTCACGAAACAAATACGGACAATCCGGTGGATTTTCCTAAGTGAGATTTAATAAATACACACTAAAGAGAGGTAACAAGAAAAGTATTCAAGTTAGATCAAAGCTAGAGGCTAAGGTTCTTTATCAACTAGAGAAAGAGAAGGTAGACTATAAGTATGAACCCCGAAAACTCGAATGGTTCGATAAAATCGGTGGAAGTAGGTGCGAGGATTGTGGCTCAAAGAATATTAGCAAACGTCGTCTATACCTCCCTGACGTTATACTTGGAACAGGCACAGTGCTTGAGATCAAGGGGAAGTTCACTTCCCGAGATCGTAAGCTTGCTAAAGGAATTAGAGCAAGATATCCAAAACTGGACTTCCGATACGTGTTTGACAAAGATAATAAACTTAGTAAAAACACAACCACGAGATACTCCGACTGGTGCAAAGCTCAAGGTATCCTTTGTTGCTTTAAGGGAGTTATTTCAAAAGAATGGTTAGATACTTTCAAAGGAATCTCTCAAGCATCAACGTCTATGGAACAGCAAACGACAAACCAATGATCTATAAAGGATTTACAGAGTTGACAGAAAATGAAAAGATAGCAGCCGATATACTTTATCGTGAATTCGGATCTAAAGACCCGCTACACCTGCAAGTACAAGGTGCTCACTACAAGAACTTGAAGATACAACCGGTGGAATATGCTCACGCAAACCAACTAGATTGGTTCCAAGGAGAGTCCATCAAATACATAACAAGACACAAGGATAAGAACAAATCGGACGATATAAAGAAGGCAATTCACATACTACAGATCTACTTGAAGTTGGAGTATGGAGAAACCTATGAGTTGAAATGAATAAATTAGACATAAATCATATTCTAGAATTTCTAGACGAAGTGGAGGCCCTATACGAGGCAGATAGTGACGGGGACTACATCCCGGAGTACATAGAGGATTACGTAAAAAGTATCCGACTAATACTATTAGAAGAAGAAGCGGAGGATACTAAATAGTGGAATATACAGTTACGGTAGAGTTTTATTTTGATGCTATTAATACGTTTGATGCAGAGATGCAGTTTGTAGACAATGTCGAAGTACCGATGGCCATTGATATGGCTATAGTGGGAATAGAGCCCACCAAGTTTCCTGAGGTCCATACTCTAAGTGAGTAAACCATTAATATTGGATCTTGAGACTTCGGGACTTAATGCAAACAGGGGTCATATCCTTTGTGCGGCGGCAAAGTGGTATGGAGAAAAACCAACACTAATTTGGAGAATTGATGATACACCTGATTTTGGGACTACTCCTAAATCTTACTTTGACGACAGTGTTATTGTTCGAGATATTGTCACATTGGTCTCTCAAGCCCCGGCTGTTGTTGCTTACTACGGTGGCTATGGGAAGTTCGATATTCCTTTCCTTAACACCAGAGCACTGGCTCATGGGTTGGAGCCTTGTCCTCAGCTCTCTATCATTGATCCGTATACTACGGCTCGTGGGAAGCTCAAGCTCGAACGAAATGGACTCGGAGCTGTAGCAGAGCTGCTTAATACAAGAGACAAGTATCACCTTCCTTGGAAGGATTGGCAACTTGCTAAGTATGGGGATCGTAAGGCTATGAATAAGCTGATCAAGTACTGTGTGAACGACATCAAGTGCTTGGAAGAGGTTTATACAGCTCTATTGCCGTTGATGAATACGCACCCGTATGTGGCAGATCCTACAACCATTAATCCGGAGCACGTGCATCGGCAATGCCCTGCGTGCGGTAGTACGAGATCAAAGAGTAAGGGGCGTAGGTTTACAAGAAGTTTCGTGGTAATGCGGAGGCAATGTAAGGAATGCAAACACAATTTCCAGAGCGGAAGACAGAAAGTCTAGAGTATCGTGACAAAACTTGGAGATCAGTTCCAATGCCTGTGGACTATACGTGTCCTTGTGGTATTTACGTTCATCCAACACGTAGGAATATGGAAGCAAAACATATTGAAGATTGTCCATATTATATAACATGACATGGCACTGGGGTAGTAAGGACGGAGGTCCTGACAGTAACTCTTGGGTATGGGGCTTGGAGTTAAAGAATTGGTTTTCCATACTGGTAGTTAAGTTTGATGGTCCCTCTGAGCGTACAGTAATGCACAATCACGCATTTAATTCATTATCATTCCTACTAAAAGGAGAACTGCATGAAGTACGTTGTACGCCTGGGCCTCTCAATCATTATACTCACCACTTTCATCGTTGCTTTGCAAAGCCTATTTGGACCTCTAGAAATACGTTGCACGAAGTCCACGATATCGCAGCAAACACATATGTCTTGTCATTTAGGGGTAAGTGGCAAGATACGTGGGAGGAATATAACCCCTACACCAACGAGTTCGTTACACTAACACACGGGAGAAAGAAAATTGAGTAAGACGCACATATTGTTTATATTGGATAGAAGCGGTAGCATGACATCTAGAGCTGCGGACGCTGTAGGAGGGTTCAATTCGTATTTGAAGGAACTGCGCGTCGCACCTAACGGTAAGCGAGTTACGTTGCTGCAGTTTGATAATAAGTTTGAGTACACCTACGAGAAAGCTTCTGTACAAGAGTGTACCGACCTTGTTAACGGAGACACGTATAAGCCGCGAGGTAACACCGCTCTCTTGGATGCTATTGGTCTTGGCATGGACAAGCTTAATAACAAGAAGCGCGTTCTAGTGGTGATCTACACCGACGGCGAAGAGAATGCAAGCAAGCAGTTCTCGGCAGAGCAAATAAAGACAAAGATAGCAGAAGCAAAGACTAGAGGGTGGGAAGTAGTATTCATGGCTTCTGAACCGAAAGCTGTATATTATGCTCGTGGAGCGATGGGTATGTCCCTAGATCGTACTGCGTTTGTGGATAATGCGTATCTGGGAACCGCTAATAACAACTTCAATGCGCTGAGGTCCTATACTGAGGCATATGCTTCGTCTGCGGATATGTCTTCGTTTAATCTCCAAACAGCTGTGGATAACCACGTAAAGGGGGCAGATGAAGCCAACAAACCGTCGAGTTAAGTACTGGTTTCGAGGTAAGTTGTGGGGCACCATAGAGCACGGCAAACTGGAGCTATCTGAAGAATCTAAGTTGTTCCTAGCGAAGGAGAACAACCGTAGATTGACGTTGGAAGCAGAACTACGTAGGTTAATGGGTAGTGATAGTTCGTAAACTAAGATATAGTCCCATGAGTTTCCCTAAGGACTACACCAAAGCTTTGTCACAAGGCAATGTTTGGTACTACGAAACGTTTTACACGTCCTTGGGGGAGTCCCTACATCTCGCAGGTAGTAACCCATTCTTTGACTACCTAGGAGACATCATAGTAGGTATTGCTCAACAAATAGATACCCACGAAGATACTTTAAAGTTAAGGAGGCAGGGCATAATAACAATAACAAGGAAGTCCTCGATATCGGACGATACAACAAGAAGTTCCTAGAGCGGTGGGCCTCTATATACTGTAGTATATATTTGGACAAAGAAAAAGGCCCATTAGCTGCGAAAGCTTGGGCCTTTAATCTAGGCTTCGATAAGGAAGGTCTTAGAGAATTAAGGAGCTACATAAAGAACGAATTCCAGAAGCGTGGATTTAATAGTACGTAAACGATAAGGGGAGCTTAGTGCTCCCCTTTCTTTTGCTTACCTAGTATATAGCCGATTAAACCGGCAAATACCATAAACACCAACATTAACTCAAATGGGTAACCCATTATGCACCCTGGTGCTTAGCACGCATCCTACCGTAGATAGCAGCGCCAGCGAGGAAACCTTGCACAACAGCATCCCACTCAGTCGGCAACACATCCACCCCTACTGCTGAAAGTAGCGGCAATATAGTCGTACCAACAGCAGCTAGGTTAGTTAGTTTACCTTTAAGAAATTTAGCAGCAAGTGCCTTAGCTAGAAGCTTTTTAAACATTTTTCTGTCCTTTTATTTTTAACCAATACAAATATACACTCAAACATATCGCAACAAGACCTATAACGGCTGTTACGAACTGGATTACCTCTGTGGCAGGGCCAAGTACGGAGTATATCCAAGACGCCCATCCACCAACCATGATACCGCCTTCTTTATTCATTTTACGCCTTCATGTTCAATACTAAAGTGTACGCTGTCCCTTTTTTTAAAATCCCCACCCCATCTATGATCTTGACCCATGCTTTTCCATTTAGCGCCTAAAGGCCTATAATCTTCTATATTCCATGTTAGAGCACTATTTTTAAATAGGTTGATATCTACCGCAAGTCGTTTTATATGCAAACTATTAGATATTCCTATTTTTGCTTCTGCATTTGCCCGAGCTTGTTCGGGAGGTCTCCAAACCTCTCCTAGAGTTATTTCATAACCTTGGTTATAGATCCACACTATAAACTCTCCCAACCTTAAGGCAAACCTACTCTGCTTCTGGCGCAACGTTTCGGGCACGCTGTTCTTCCTCTTGACTTACCCAATCAGCCATTAAGGCTCCTGCAGCAAATGTACCCTTGGGCATCAAAGGGGTATTAGGATCGTACCCACCCAGTGCTTGTAGTACCTTACGTCTTTGAGCAGACCCCATACCACGAAGTTTTACCAGAGCCGTTTCAGCAAGAGTTCGCTTCATCGCAGCTTGGGCTATATCGTGGCCAAAGAGAGCTTGACTAAGAATTCTATTCATATTCAAGGGCAATGTTTGACCTTTTCTCATAGAGCCTTGTAGGGCTTTAGCTACATCATATAGTTGATCTACTTGAGTAGCACGGTACGGATCAAGAGCTTCCACCACTTGTCTATTCTTGTTCATCGTGCGTTCATAACGTCGTATGAATTCATGAATATTAGGTGTAGTATCTATCAATGGCTCTACCACATCATATGTAAATTCCATACGTAGACCCTGCATAGCGGGGCTGTCTTTACCCAGTAGAGTATTAAGACGCTCTATAATATGAATAGCTTGCGGTCTAGCTCCAACAGAGCTGGCCCCGAAAATCCATTTACGAACCTCTGCGCCTGTAGCCTCTTCGTTAAACACCATCTTATGTAGAGTTCTATCCACATCAAATAATTCTACATAACGTTGACGAATTTCGTAGGCATTACGCCATGCCGCTAAGGCTTCCGGATCACCCACAATCATATCCTCATCGAAAGCTTTCTGAACCATCTCGTCCAAACGCTCTTTCAATATAGTCAAAGCAGCCTCTGTGCGAGCATGGGGGCGATGGGAGTCTGGAACACTACCAGGAGGTGGGGTATTGTATTTAAGACGTTCACGTAGGGTTTGTATGTACCCTAGACGAACCCTACCCTCTGTTTTACCAATTTTAAGCCATTCTTTGAGGTGGCCTTGAATATCCGGCATTCTCCAGAAATCGAAGCCATTCTCAATGAGCTCACGAGCTGTCTTTAACGATAATTCCCGAAACGAGGGAGCTCTTATTTCCGCTCTATGTGCACGAGCTTGCTCGAACGCTGTGTCTTGCTTCATAGACTCTACATTGTGTTCATGGCGTAGGTTTTGCAGCAGATTTTCGATATTCTCACCGTGGAACTCTACTGCACGATCTCGGGCACTAGGACCAAGCTGATCTACTATACGTGGGCTATCTAGGTCTAAACCTAGATCCGCGGCACGCTTAAGCGTAGCCGCATCTGCAGCCCTTGCAGCGGAAGTACCTTTAAAGCCTTTTACACCGCCTATGACTTCAGGGAATCCAAAAATAGCTGTCTCTAGAGCAGCACTAGAGAGAGGGTTAGGACCATCAGGCCCCGTAGTAATCTCTTCAATCTTGGGGCGTATATAGTCGTTGATGGCTATATCCGAACCCTGGGCCATGACTTCGTTGATTTCCTGCGCTCCTGCGGTCTTAGGTTGGAATCCCCAGCCTTGAACTTCACGGGTATACCTAGCGCCCTTATCACTGGGGCTTTCACCACCGGGAGCCATACCTGCAACAGTACCAAAAAGGCCTGCAATACCAGATGCTGGCGTAGTGAGCGCACTAGCTCCTGCTTGCATGGCTATCTGTCCGGCTTGAGCGAAAGGTTCATACGCTGCATACTCTTTTTGTGCCATACCCAATTGCTCATTCTGAGATCTGGCCAGTGTATTCTCTGAAGGAGGCAAAGCCAAGTTCTGAGGATTACTAGTTATCTCATTGGCTTGAGCCATGAGGGCTTCCTCATTATCCCCTTCCAGAGTATACTGCTTACCGTTGTGAGTGAATCTATATGTAAGTTTCTTGGCCATTACTCTTCCGATTCTGTAACTGTTATTTTGACTCCGCTACTCGAAGTTGTTGTTCTACTACGAGGGGCCACCGCTCTTTCAATATCGGCAAGCCCAAGATCTCCCGCGAATTGCTTACGTGTGCCATCTGGATTCTTATTACGAATACCCCAATTAATACGGAAAGTTCTATCAACTTGCCGTGCAGTATCCAAGAAGGCTTGTTTCATCGAATTAGTATCTCTACTACCCGCGCCAATGATCTGTAGGAATCGTTCCACGTCATTATTGGACACGTCTCTACCAGCAGCTTCCGCCACAGCCTTAGCTGCTTGGAACGCAAGAGAGATAGAGATAGCCTTAATACGTGTATTGGAAACACCCAGTAGGAACGGAGAGCTATCATATTCTTCCAAGGACTTAACAGGATCTTTAGGATCTGTGTTGTTAGCAATCTGCCTATATAAAGCACCTAGTTCCTGCTCCATGTTGTTCAGAAAACCCGCGCCCTGAGCCACGAATGTAGCAGCATCAGGGGACGCATTAAGAAGGTTGACGTAATCTAGGCCAGTACGCAGGAAGCTTTCTGTATTGGCTTCCGCATTACGCAGCATTGTTTGTTCATTCTTGGGTATACCGCCCTCAAGGCCAGTACCAAGGTCACCACGACCAAAGAGGACATTAGGTCCTACCAGCTTCTTCCAGGCACTAGGGTCACTAGCATCAACGGAACCCCGCTGATTAGTTTCTGTATTAATCCAGTTCCACGGAATATCCGGATCTGTGGTAGCCTTCATTGTGGCTATGGCACGAACAGCTCGTGGGTTGAACTGAGACAAAGCATGGCCCCTAGCGGGTATCTGGTTAGCGTCTCGTGCATTATCGTACAAGCGCTTTGCACCTTCCATGTCATCAGGATTAAGTTCAATATAACGCTGTACTGCAGCAATCTGATCAAAGAATTTATCTGCAGCTTGGCGTTGATCATCACTTATTTGTCGAGACAGTTCCCCCCACCGCGCTTGCATGTTACCGGCCGCGATTCCAAGTTCATCCGTTTTTTGCGATGCTTCGGATTGACCCGTGGCATCGTAATAATTTGCGGACTGTTCTGTAATACGAGCAGCAGCAGTGTTTTGCCGATTAGCAATCTGCATTGCGCGCAACTCAGAAGGTAAACGCTGTCTAGCAGCTACATCATAAAAAGCGGGCATTATCCTCTCCTACCTCCACCAACACTAGACCAATCGAAGTTACCCAACCTCTGGGCTAGATCCATAAGTACATTACCTTTAGCAGTATATGCACTAGCATTAGCGAGCCCCTGACTCTGGGCGGCATCGCCAGCCATAGTGGCGTAATTTATCATAGCATTCTGTGAGTTAGCGGTAGCACCTTGGCCGTATCCCGCTACTTGAGCTATGCGGTTATAAATATTTGAGTATTCTTGGCTTGCAAAGTTACCAGCAAGTTGTAAAGCGCTTCTACCAAATCCACCGCTTATTAATCCACCTCTAGCTGCGGCACTATTCTCAAGTGCGCGCATACTCTCATCTCTACGGAACTGATAGCTAGGATCGTTGTTCAATAGCTCCTGCTGATTTACAGGAGTACCGCCTAGACCTGTCATACCAAGCATCCTATCTAGCGCTGTTCTGGAGGCATCGTAGAATGGTTGATTGAGTTCTAGGGCCTTATCTCGACTTTCCCTAGCAAAATCTAATACCGCTTGATTAGATCGTTCCTGGGCATCTGCCGCATCATTAGCTGCGTTAGTACCGATAGCTCCAGTGATTAGATCTGTAATTAGAGGAAGCCAGTTTTGAAATCCACCACTAATAGCGTTTTCTATTCCTGATAAATCAGGCGTGCCCCCTGTGGGCGTACTTGAAGTGGGATTGGTAGTAGGGGTAGTTGTGGAGGTAGTAACATCAGGTATTGTATTAGCTGCCGCTCCCGCAGCACCACCAACTACTCCGGCTGTCCCGGGTCCCATAGCAATTCCAGAAGCTGCGGCAGTACCAGGAGCTACAGCACCTGCGGGTATACTAGGACCTAATCCACTCGCGACAGCTCCCGTAGAAGCTACACTACTGGGAAGAGTGATACCAGTTAAAGCTTCTCCTGTCCCGGCAAGAGTCCCTTGAGGCCCCATGCCTTCTGAAATGAGGGCTCCTAAATCTTGAGTGCCTGCTGTAGCGACTCCTGCTGCACCTGCCCCACCTAGCGATGCCACAAGTCCACCTAGTCCAACGGCCGCAGGCCCTAGAACCTGCGCTAACTCTGGGTTACCAAACTGCCCCCCAGGCGTGTACTGTGCTGCAATTGCATTTATGAGCGACGTTATATCGCCACTATTTATTGCCATAGCAAGTGTTCGATGGGCCCCTTGGTTATATCCTGGCCCAAGTTGGCCTCTTTGTATTGCAGCTTGCGCCTCTTGTGTGGCACGATCCCAGATCTCTTGAGTAGTCCAATCTGGAGCAGGTATACCTGTTGTATTTGTAGATTGCTGAGTTAGCCCTAGAACATTCTCTATAGTAGACGGGTAGTAACCTGTTGGCGATGATTCCGCAGATTGCGCCCCCATAGATTGCAAAAGATATTGAAAATATTCGTCATCCATTATGTGTTGTTCTTTAAATAAATAAGAGGACCTTGTAGTCCTTTGGTACCTGTATTGGTCCAACCTGTAGAACTAAATTCTACCCGCGGGTTGGGTAGTACGACTACGCTAGATATATACATAGTAACTGTACCCGAGGTGCTAATTTCTGCCTTAGCCAAAACATCATTGCCACTATCTTGTGCTATACACGTAAGATATACCGTAGCTTCTGGCCAGATATTCTCAGGTATCGTAAAAGTGAATCCTGTTGCGTTGGAAGTTCCACCACTAGCCCCCTCTATAATAATTAGGGCATCTAGAACTCTATACATTATTGCGGTAGGGTCCGCACTAAATCCCGTATAGGTAGGAGTAGCATCATAGGTAGGGCCAAACTTACCTTCGCGGTATAAGCGTTCGACTTCTTGCCATTGCTCTCCCTCTAAATACGGATTACTTAAAAATCCAGGTCTAACTCGTCTAGCCACTATTTAACCTTAGAAGGACCCAATTTGTCTTCTCCATATAACCTTCCATATAATCCTTTTATAACTATTTTACCTGTGGTAGTAGAGGCAACTCTAAAAATCCAATTATGACCTTTACCAAACTTGCGTCTAATAAGGCGTCTATCGTAGTCAGGAGAACTTCCAGATGTATCTAGTGCCAAACTTTTTGCAACCCAAGTGTGCCCGCCATCTTTAGAATAAGACAACGACACAGTACTAGATGTATCTCCGCCACCCTCCTCTGTATCTAATTGCACTTCTGAGAAACGAATCACGGCTTCATTTTCCGCGCAGATAGCAGGGCCTGTAACTCTACGATTCATCGCAGTACCATTAGTGCCGGTACTCCCACCGAAGGTATAGTTACCAGTTCCAGATAGTTTGTATATTTTTCCGTCATCTTCCGAGGAGCCCAAAAATATAACACCTGCTGATCCCGAGATACCACTAGCCGTCCCCTGTACCGCTCCAAAAATAGGCTCATCTATAGGCTCATCACCACTAAATGTGCCTGATCGTTGGTGCCACATTTTGGTGGAAGCATCGTAGGCTAGAGTCATACTTTCACCCACAGTTATAATATAAAATTCGTGGCCTAGATATGTGAGTACATAAGCTCTGGGATAAAAAGCTAAAGCATTAGCAGCATTAGCCATCATAGTGGAAACCTGAGGGGTAGAAATTACTTCTACTTCATTAAGTCCCCTAAGACGTACAACTCTAAAGGTGCCTGATTTATCTCGACTCAGCCACACTAGACTATTATCAAAACGCTTTAATGAAAGCGGTCCCCAGATACCGTGTTTTAGGTGAGCATATCTAGAGAATATAAATTCTCCATCTCCTTGGTTATACCAAATCTCTCCGTTTTCGTCGCCTAGAAAGTATACTAAACCACCGAATTCTTCCATAGCTCTTATGGGACTAGTCATAGATTCACATGTAGCTAAGTCAGCAGCATCCCAAGTTAAACCATCGTTCAGATTGCTCCATTGAAATCTTCCATTAGTAGCAAGTTTATTTACAAGAAAACGACCATTGATATAACAGCAAGTTGTAATGCCAGTGGTTGGAAAATCACCATCGGATATCGTAGTAAATGTATTTGTGTCACAATCGAATATAAAGCCATCCGAAGTATCTACAATGAATATTTCCGAAGTGTTAGGATTAAATGCCATAGCCAAAAGTTGTCCGGCTGCGGAAGTAATATCCCCTCTATCCGTTACATTGCCATTAGTAGAGTCTATTTCATAGAAATCATCATCAGCTACTACATAGAGATTATTGTCTAGCTGGTTAAATAGCATACCTCTAATAGCCTTAGTGTTTGTTACCGTAGCGGCCAAGATATTACCATTAGTGGGTAACAAAGCACCTTGATGAGACTCACCATCCATCGGTTGCTCGTAGTAAAAATTAATGCACTCCATGCTGGAAACATTGGTACTAATACCCTTGATTCCACCACCGGAACTAGCTAGTAGAGGTACTCGCATTTAGCCTTCGCTCTTTTCAAATATCACAGAAGCATTCTCAACTTCAGAGTCAAAGAAGTTCATCTTCTTAGTCTCAGCTATAGTCCACAATCTCTTTTGTTCAGCTTCAGATAAGCCATACTCAGCCGCTATCTCCGCGGCTAAGCACCAACTTAAGGCATTTAGACCGTTTGGGGGAATAGCAAATGTATTGGAAGTGGCATCCAAGTCCTGAATAGGCTTAGCTATTACTAACTCAATTACATCCAAATCCTCTAAAGGACCTTGCGGCCATATGTGAATATCTGAACTATCGTGAAGTTTCTTGTGATAAAGCTTCAAAGGTGTTCCATTTTGATTTCGTAGAGATAGCTCATGAAATTCTTCATCTCCCACTATTTCTATAGACGATGTTTTCTCTCCTTCATACGCTGAGGCATAATCTGCCTCTGCTTGATTAGTATATAGAACTCTGGCACTTAATATGGAAGATATAGGACCTTGATATCTATTAACCAGAGCTGTTGTATACACCTTTTTACCAGCCGCCGAAGCTCCTACTGTATTACTTCCTAGTGTAACGACATTTGCAGCAGGAGCACCATTAACAGTTGTCGCATATATTAAGTTATCATCCTGCTTTATGAGAATATGATCAGCATTAGCTATCAACTGGTCATCTGTTACAGTCACCGAACCCGCAGCGGCGGCTACACTTGATGCAAGAGTAGTTATATTATAGTTGAATAACAAATAAGTAGTAGTATTTGCTGTATTGTATACAGCTCTAGTTGACTGCGGATTAAATATACTAAATGTTCTTGTACTTAAGAACAAGTACGCTGTCTCTACTGTATACGGAGCGAAACCTTCATTGGTCCATTCTTTTACTAACAGATTTAAAATCTGTAGAGCTTGCGTTTCTTCTGTACTATTTATAGTTTCCTCAGGATCATATACTCCAAGTCTACGAAGTGCCACTGCAATAACATTGGCCGCCGTAACGGAATCACCATAATTGTAAGAGCCTGATGTTGCCATTAATATCTCCTGCGACGGCGACGTCTATTCCAGTGAGCTGAAGAACTACCACTGCTAGAAGCCGCTGGATTAAGTATTACGTTATTGAGTCTTAGGACTGGTCTGTACGTAAACAAGAATTTAGATTTAGTACTGGCACTCTCAACTCTACTAATTGCTGCATTGTTATCTGTAATAGTCTTAGTTACAACTGTAGCAGTTATTGCGGACCCTACTATTAGAGTAGCCGCAAACTCTGTAACGGTCTTAGTAACAGATGTTGCCGAGTAAGTAGTATCATGAATTGCAGCAAAGCTATCGATACTCTTAGATACTGTTGTAGCCCCAATACTAACATTACCACTAAAATTAGTGGTAGCCGCTCTAGGAACTATATCTAAAGTTATACTAGTAGCAGTTAAGTTGGTGTTAGTAAATGCAGATACAGTAGCTTGATTCTCAGTAACCGACTTAGTTACAGAAGTTCCGCCAAACAAGAAGTGTTGTGTAAGCTGCTGGGCCTCTATATTTAGGGGTATCGAGGTAGCAATAATCCGTAGAACTATTTCTACAACTGCGTTTTTAGGAGTTCTAGATATAGCCTGATGTGTTGCAAAGAAACTTAGACCTGCTTGAACTACTGCATTGTTGGCTTGTAGATTTTTACTTGCGCTATTAGCATTTATAACAGGGGCGGAGCCAACGATGGCATTATTACTTTGTAGGTTTTTACTGGACGATGTACCTATAAGAGCGGTCTCTAGTAAAAAAGAAGCATTAAAAGCTTGATTGTTTTTAGAGACTACAGCGCTTTGAGTAATGTTTGTTCCAGTAGCATCTGGATTAAACGAGACACTACTAGCGGCAATCGACTCAGCCATACCCGCCACTAGATCGGCAGTTATAGTTAGCGGCGTAGAGGCCGCACCTAGATCACTACTTGCCCCAGAGAATAAATCGTCTCCGAATACATTAACGCCATCGAAGCGTTCAGTAAGACCAGCCCAGGTTGTGGTAAGGGTACCGTCAGAATACGAAATAAGAGCTGCGGCCGCCGTACCACCAGATACAGTATTAACACTTACATTAGGATCGTTACCAGAAGCATTTGTAGTAGCTAGTAGGGTGTCTGCATCATTCAAATTCCAAAGAGCACAAAACCCTGCAAAGTTATCACCGCCTGCTGTAGCACTATAAGTCGCTACAACGTTAAATGATGTACTAGCCGTTCCTGCGGCTCTATACCACGTAATATGAGCAGCGGTATTTCCACCATCATCTGCTCCCCTAGAAACAGTGCCTACCCTTGTGGCGGATTGACCATCAATAGTAACTGCGCTAAAATCACAAGTTGCAGCATTAGAGCCAATGCCCGCAACCGCTACTAATCTTTCTTGTCCTGCAGCTGATGCAACGGTAGCAAAGGCAAATGTATAAGTACCACTTGCACCTATAGTTCCACTATCGGTGTCAGTTGCTTGAAATACTAGTGATGCTGCCATTTAATTACCATATGGGCTCTGCATCTGCAGAAGCCTGTTTAACAATAGTCGCAGTACCGTTGGAACTATAGAGAACTGCTTGTCTAGGCCAATACTCTATTCCACCTTCTACTCGACGAATAATTGGTATTCCATTCTCTATACTTCCTGAAGCGAATGGTTTAATTTTTAGAACTTCTCGTACTTCTTCTGGAGAATTTCCGGCTCTATACGAACACCCAACTCTTCCACCTACCAGCACGTTTCGCATATTCTCATCCTCTTGTATTCCATACACTTGAGGATTTAGAAGACCGTCACACCAATAGCGGTCTTCCTCTTGTTTTAAAGCTTTACAAGCACCGTTAATCCAAAGATTATGTCTTTTAGATAATGGGCACGGGGAAAATCTGCAACAATCTCCGCACCCATTGCATTCTGCCCCAAACCCTGGATATTTAACGGGCATCCGATCCGGCGTCTCTAGGAGATGTTCTTAGGTCTCCATCCCAATCCAACAGCACGTTGGAATTCGTAACAGAGCCTGGAACATAGTCATCCGCGGCTGTAGAACCTACAGCGCCTGAGAGATGATAGTCACCGGATGCACCATCAGACGTATTGACGTAAGGCAGCGCCCCAATTAGGATATTACCATTTAAGGCTGTTCCACATCTAGAACTTCCCAAATATATATTATAGAAGTACTGGGCCCCAGACTCACACGATACCACTTCCCCTATAAGATTTCCTATGTACCAAATATTAGTGCAAGTTAGGTCAGAATCCTCATTGCCTGGGCCTGTGCCACCAGCAAAAGAGTTGAAACGAATATACACAACACCACTAGGGCACGAACCATTAAGGCCCCATTTCAGGTTAGCGTTTGCTGATCCGTTAGAGCCCCACCAATTGTTATCAAATATCCAGGTGCCCGCCATATCTTGGCTATTAAGGGCTATACCATTTGTTATGCAATTCCAAAAGTGATTGTACCTAAGAGTAACATTGTTACCTCCATTAGACCAAATACACTCGAAGTGCGCACCATCTGTAATCTCGAAATCGTGAATCGTGTTATTTTCTATAACAATATTTGTGGCACCGTCAACGATCTTATTTTTACCTTCCTGAGGAGCATTGGTGTACTGGTTGCGGCAATCAAAACCAGTACCTCCTGCTGTTCGGCAAGGTCCCCAATCACCGTTTCGAATAGTGACGTTAGTCGGGCCGCCTTCGCTGCCGCATCCCGGATAACCACCACCAATACCAAACGACCCGCCATCAAACCCATCTATGATAATATCGTGAGCATCGTGTTCAATATCGATACCCCACACAACATCAATATCCCACATTGTAATATTATCAGGGCTAATGTTGTTACAATTACCTATATCTGTACCTAGACGTATATGTCTGAATGTAGCACGCTGGCCTGCTTCTGACCTAAACACAATAGGCGTATTCGACGCACACGCAGTAGCGCTAGCGTCTTCTAAGATTACTTGATCTTGGTCTGCACCAGTAGAATAATCTGCTCCTATAATACGGACAACGTCGCCACATTGAGCTGCTTCGTATGCAAGAGCAAGTGTATTACAAGCCTGAGAATCTATATAGGCTCCCGGTGTACTCTGGCGCGCACAGTTACCGCCATTTGCATCAAACCAAAAATTTCCTAGCCCGTTATCACCACCAGTATCATCGTCAATGATAGTGCCAGTAGCTGTAATATCAGCAAAGGCCGGCGCGCTTAAGGCTATACTAACAGCTAAAGCAAGTGGTTTTATTAGGGACATATTAAAATGAAGCCACCAGTATCTAGACCATCAGGGCCTCTTACTTTGGCTTTGACTGTGTAAGTACCTGAATCATATTCGTCACAATCTATACGAATAGTTACAGATTCTCTATAAGTATTTAACTGAGCACTAGAACACCCACCTAAAATTAGTAAGCCGCATAGTAAAAGTTTCGTCATCCTCTTCATTCACATCTCCTAAAATAGGTACATCTATCGTTGTATTCGTTTGTCCGGCTGTAATAGTACCAGTACCCGAAGTTGAAGTATAATCTTGTCCTGCTGTAGCTGTATCATTCTCAGTTGTATAAGTGAACTGCAAATCTAGTGGTTGTGCTCGTATTACCATTACGGTAAACGTCATATTAGCACTACCTGAGTCTCCTTCATCCAACGACGAGCTGGCCATAGAAACAAAGGATTCAGGGTTACGAGGAGCAAAAGCGTATCTTACACTCATTTAGCTACAGATTTTCCAAGTTTAGCAACACCTGCCGAAATATGAATACCTAAAGATTTACACTGGAGTTTACCTTTTATAGGTTCTCCATTTTGATCTACCCATTCAAATCTAGCCGTAGTTCCATCTGTAAAACAAAACTCTACCTCCGAGCCATTCTCCCGGATATAGTCTATAGTTTTGCCTCCACACCAAGCAGAATGAGGACCGCCCTTTCGGACGGTCTCACTAAAATCATGCATATTAGCTTATCGTATATACGCCATTGGCGTGCCAGGTAATACTAAAATCACCGGCTGTCAAATTGATAACGGCGCCCAAGTCAATAAAAGCTATACACTCGTTATTGGTGGCTGTTTCATTATATATGATACCCCAACGAGCGTCCGTAGGATTAGCCGCATTTTGCTCAATATCAACGTCAGTAACGTCAAAAGTAGCCGTACCCGCAGCCTGCGCATACGTACCACCAATCGACGGTCCATCATTAATATAATTACCTCCAGCCGTTACTTCGTTAGTATCGAAGTTCGTAGTACCTCCGGCGCCCCAACATGGTGCCGCCGTAGTTGATGCCGGAGTCACCGCATTAGTAATAAGCCCTAGCGAAATATCCCCCGTCTCAAGATTATGCACTCCACGACCAATATCCTGTAGGTGCACGTTAAAAACAGTCACATCACCTGCTGCCATTTTATATTACCTCTTCCACATTTTAAATAATTTTTCATGCACCGCACCCAATTTAGCGAAGTGCTCTTGGTTTCCTTGTTTACCAACCTCAACTGTTACACCATGCAACAAGTTAAGTACCTCTCGATTAATCTCGTCGGGTATGTATGATTGAAGCCAAGTAATGGCAGCAATCCTATCTCCTTTGGTCACTGGATTGACCCAATGGGGTCTCCAGCAATCATATACTATAGCTATTCCAGGCTTAGCCTTTATCTGCTGGCCATCTATGCACAGTTCCCCACCTTCGTAATCATCAGTAAGAAATAGAGTCATGGCTAGATCAGTTCGAATATCTCCCATCATAGAAGCATCCGAATGAATCTTATATTCTCCAGTTTCCTTATACCAGTTGAACTTAGGAGGCAAAACCTTCTCTATAAACTGATCGGGAATAATAGAAGATTTCTCTATATCTGTATAGATCTGCTTGAGCAGTAGATGACTTTTAATCTCTAAATTACGCTTAGTAGTTCCTGTTGCTTTCTGAGAGCTAGCTAGCCCTGGTTGCCAAAGTTTATCGTGTTTAAGCTCATTCCCTACATCTCTAGCTACACTTTCTTCTAGTAGCCTATAAGCTTTAAGCATATTTACTTATTTCTTCTTAAATTTAAGTACCACCGTACCAGCAGTTACAGAAGCCGAGTTAGTTAAAAGCACGTCTCCCGTAGTACCAGTACCTCCTGGATTTTTTCGTCCTTCTGTAAAGAACATGACACCAGATCCGGCAGGCATTTCCAATAGCGCAGCATCTGTATCCTGATCCCATTCTAGGAGAGCATCATCGCCCTCTATAGCCCATTGAGCTTCCACTAGTTTAAGGGTTTCAGTTATACCGAGCGCAGACACATCTACTATGACAGCATCTGTATTGTCAGCCGCTATATCCAATTCAACGACTAAGTTCCTTGGACCATGCTGCCTAGTTGTAACTGTGACAGCCATTATTATCTCTCCAGTGCAAACCTAACGTAGTCTACGTCTATAGTACCGATAGCGCCATTACCGCCAAGAGCACCAATAAAGGGAGCCAGTAAAACATCCTCGGGCACTTGTGCAACTGTGGCCGCACTTACAGCCTCGGAGCCATTAACGTAGCCCTTAAGAGATTTGGAAGCATCTACCGAAGCACCGTTATACCATATAGCCAGGGTTACCCATGTGCTATTAGCTAAGTCAAATGTAGTACCAGAAGCTGCATTAGTAACTGGACCACCATTATCCTTATCGTATACTAGTTGCGGTGTTGCATCACCATCAGATACACCAAAAGCTATACCGTCAGCGTTCGACGTATCCCACAAATCCTCAGGATCTGTTGTAGCAGACAAGTCCGAAAGACCAAAGTATAGAGTAGTATCAGTTGCCGCAGCAGTTCTAACTCTAACTTCCATAAAAAAGCGTTTACCGGAGAGATAGACTTGCTTAGGTAAGTAAATGCCCGCACCTTCCGAAGCCGCATCCGAAGTAATACGAATGACTCCATTGGCATTAGCTGCCGCAGAAGTCGCAAAAGAAGCAATGGTTGCGCCGGTATCTATGATAGCGGCATCCCAACCTACAGGAACGTTAGTTGCAACGTCCCTCTGAAAATCATCGAAAAAGGTAACCCATTCCGCTGAGCTGAACATTCCCATACCAGACCGGTAGGGATAAGCAGTATCCCGAGCGATAGTAACCGATTCACTAAAACCTGCACGATTTTTACGCGCCATAGTTATTCCTCCAACAAATAAAAAAGCAGGATGATATAGCTCACCCTGCGAAAGCCTCTAGAGTTAAGCTCCAGGAGTACCGTAGATTGCTCTCCAATCCGACCAACCCGTGCTAAAGCGCATATAGAGCTTAGCCTTCGCGTTGTCTGTATCGAAGTCCGAATCCTTCTTGAACGACACCGACTCACGATCAAACCAACACAGACCTTCGGGCGCATTGGTCCGAATGAACCAAGCGTCAGTATCTGTAAAGTAATGGTTTGTTTTCGCTCCCGGAACAGCGCCAGTGCTACGCACCGCGTTGATCGCATTAAGCGAAGAATCGTTCTGCAGTGTAGATGCAAGAACCCGTTCGAACTCGTAGACTAGATTCACCGGACCAAGCAACGTTTGGGGCTTCAACGAGATACGGAGACCTCGCGAATTCTTAGCGTTCATGATCTGGATTGTCATATCTTCCAACGACAGCTCGTTAAAGTCCGAAGCTGTTGCTAGAACGTTGGATTGAGTAGTAGCACCATTAGCCGTCGGATGATCCGACACTATAAGTGCTTTACCATCGGCACCAGTATAAGAAGTATTGAACGCGCGATTATAAATCTGCGCACCCACGTTCTCCCTTGTTTGATTAGCCGAAAAAGCGAGCGCTGTAGCACGCTGACGAGACACAGACTCGTACAAATTATCCGAAAGCTCTTCGTGAGTAACGATGTACCCAAGCGAATATGCAATATGGACAAAGCGCGACACCGCACCCTGCGAATGGCTGTCATAAGTAGACGAACCACCCTCGTCCTTCACCGGGACTAGACCAAAGCCTGTCGTTTCGACGAGCTCTTCGTAGTTGCGGCTAGAAGTCTTAACGTCGAACAAGTCAGTATATTCCTTGTCCAGTTCGTTGTACTTATTACCAAACAACTCGTAAATGCCCGGCCAAAGGAGCTTCGGATGATTACCAGTATTAATTGCTGCCATCTAAATCTCCTATTAAGGCTCAGTCGTACCAGGGGTAACCAATTCATGCATGGCCCCGTTAATCTTCACTCGCCACATCGCTGTAGACGTAGTGCCCGAGCCCAATTCCGAGTCCGGACGATTAACTTTACCAAGCAACTTTAGTTGTCCCGTGGCTGTACCCGAGGGGAAAGATGAACTGTCAAGCAAAGCACCCGAACGACCATAAGTCGTATTCGCTGTACCCGCTACTGCGATACCTAGATTGCCAACATCGCCAACCACAAGGACCGCGCCAGCCCCATCTTCACCTATAATAAACTCCTGATCCGGGTCATCTGCAACTAGCACATATGCCGCTGTAGATGCCGCCCGATATGGAACCGTAAGCGGAGTCGAAGTCTTTGTTTCGTCAGTAACTGCAAGGACGCCGACTACAACACCCAACCACTGATTATTAGCGGTATAGGTGGCTTTGGTAACACTCGGGTAGTTGCCCTGCGTATCTGCAGAGCCCGCAAAAGCAACCGGATCACCGATATACACCGCAGTACCGTCGGAAGCTGGTATAAAATACCGATTCACTCCGGCCGTATAGGGCGTATTGCTGCCTCGCTTCACAGGAATAAAACCTGTCATATTATATTATCTCCTAATATAAATTTACCCATAAATCCGAGGCTCTTCGTAATACTATCTTTCGTAGTGATTACGGTACTTAACGTCGAGGCCGTAAGAGTTTGGAACTCCAGACGATCCACCACCGAATATAGCTTCATCCACCGCGTCAGCGGCTTCTTGCTTCAGCGCGAAGTCTTCTTTCCAATACTCTTCTTTAATCCTCATCAGATAAGTTGTAAGAGTCTCGTTTACCCTTTTGGAAACAGCACTATTGAGGTTGTTGTTCTGATTGTTGACATCGGTATCACCCGTGGTCTTACTCTTCAACATCTTATTAGTAACATGCTCGTAACCTGCTTCCTTTGCTCGTTCGATTCTATCTTGCACATCGTTAAACCAGTGGTACACAAATCCGTCGTCACGAACAGGAACCGACAATCGTCTACGAGGCCCACCAAACGGCACTCTGTCTCTTGCGCCTTTTTCATTTTCTGGCAACTTCTCTCTACTCATTTCTTACTCCCAGTACAGGGCCGCGTATTTAGCACGCCCTTCATCACTTGCTTTAAAGATACCTTCCTTAGCCAGCCTATTGAATTCGGCTTTAGCTTCCGGAGGCATCGAGTTATAAGTCTTAGGTCCTTTAGTTTGAGGAACAGAAGTCTGAGCTTCTATCTCAACCTCAGGAGCCTGAGTCTTCTTTTTGTTTTCAAACTTGTGTGGCAATTCTGTCTTAACGTATTTCGCCACTTCGTCCATAAATTCACGATCCTCTAAGAATGGTTGAGCTTCCCGTAGTTCTTTGGCATATGTCTCTGCTACTGCTGTTGCAGCACGATCCTTACCATACCACGGATTCTCTTGCATCCACTCCTGTGCCCATTCGGGTGGAGGACCAGACTGTTGTGTTTGCTCTTGGGGAATTTTTACAGCATCTTGCTGCTTTCGTACATCCTGCAATCGCTTCTCTGCCCTGTCAAAGGCTTCGCCATCGCCTGCACTTACAGCACGCTTACGCTCTTGTTCGAGCTGTGCTGCTAGGCCATTAAGCTGCGCTGCGTGAGCTTTCTCTTGACGCTCCATATAACGTTTAAAATCGTTATTTAGCTGCTCTTGATACTTAAGACGCTTCTCTGTACGATCTAGCCTATCCTTGACTATACCTACGTACTTATCCCCTCGTTCTACGAAGGTTTTAGCGTCTACCCACTTCTCCGAATCCCCCTCATACTCTTCTTGAGGCTTCCAGCCTTGAGCACGAGCTTCATTATCATAATCTCTATCTTCCATTACTTCTTACTCACTCCACCTTTCTTACGTCCATCGAACTCTGTAAACGTAACACCCTCTTCTATGAGTGCTGTTATATCTATATCGTTCAGGACTCTATACTCTACGCCATCCTTGCCCCAAACCTTCTGTCCGCCGTACTTGGCAAACATCACCTTATCCCCAACCTTGGCAAACGGAGTCGAGAAGCCTCGAACTGTTGTGCCCTCATTGCTGTACTCGGTATAATGTTTCCAAGAGTCTGGGCCCACACTTATAAGAGTGCCTGAGGTTTGGGCATCCATGTGATGGGATAACACCGTTTCCGGTATCACGATCCCACCTTGAGTGGTTTCCTCAATAACATCGGGTTTAACAAGAACTCTATCTCCACACGGATAAATGCCTGATTTATTCATCGTCTAATCTATCTCCTATTACTTCTATATTTTGACTTGTAAACAAGTCCTCTATCTCTGATTCGCCTAGTTCTATTAGACCTTTAATCGTTTCATAGGCGTCTTCTTCTCCGAGCAATTTCATTCGATATTCCTGGGTACTGTGTGCATCCCCTGGTAGCAAATAATTAGCTCGATTTTCGTAACATGCGTCTATCTTACGTCTAAGTGCCTCTAGAACTAGTTGAGTTATTGGATTTTCAGTCCATTCTGTAAACTCACTTCTTAGAACTATCCTTCGCTCCATTCTCCTTCTTCACCTTAGCCTGCTGTTTCGCGGACTCTACCTTTTGATCCCCAAGTTTCTTTTGGGTATCTACCTTATCATCAGACATTTCCTTCTGATTCTCGACTTCGTGCTCCTTGACTTCCATATCCAAGGCCGCCTCCTCTCTCTTAATCTCTAGCTCTTCGCGCTTGATCTGAAGTTCTAGGAGTTTAATCATGGCATCTATCTTGCCCTTCATTTCCTCGCGCTTCATCTTCATCATCTCTTGGATTACCTTGAGCTTATCCGAAGCATCGCCTTGACCCACCTGCTGGGCCTCTGCTTGGGCTTTCATGGCCTGCGCTTCCTTGAGCATGATGTCAGCTTCAGCTATAGCAGCATCCACTTCTCCGCGGATTTTACCTTCTATAGCCTTACGCTGCAGATCGGTCTTTTCCAGTTCCAACTCGGGATTTGGCTGAGGCGGAAAGACATACTTGCCGTCCGGTGTAATCGGGAATACTTCCTGCACATCGGGAATATCCATAGCCTCCAACCATCGCTGTTCCACAGCAATTGGGTTGTAGCCAGGTGTACTCATAGCTGCTTGCTTGAGAGCCGCTGCCTTGGTGAGGGCTTCCATATTGGAGAAAGCGTTAGGATCAGCCGCAGGCATAAGGTCCTTCGGATCACCTAAAAAGTCATTTTGAAGTACCTTAAATTCACCGTCCAAAGTTTCAAAATAGGTTTCAGGATCTAAGTATTCCGAATTGCAGATATACACCTTGCGCAATTCACTGCGGAAGGATCTGTATATACGCTTGAATACACCGTTAAATACTTGGAGACCTTGCTCTAACATGGCCGACATATTGTAGGCCGGAGTATTCTGGCCAGGATTCTCTCCCGACATAACATCCGTAACCGAGCCAATTCGCTCAGCATACTGAATAAGGAGCCCTAGTAACTGGAATAGAACTGGCGAAGGAGCATTGACCGGTAGCGGAACCAACGAGTCCTTCAGCGTAGCGCCAGCCACTGCCACTCTCTTCCATTCATAGGGCTCAAATCGTACACGTCCGCCTTGTATTCTGGCGCCTTTGCCTATAAACCCTTGTGATCCTTGCTGCAAAGTGCCTGAATCAATAAGCTGATTGATGAGCGTATCCACAGACATATTGATAGGGCCAAGAAGCTGACCAAAACCAAGATCGTAGAAACCACCATCGGGAGCAGGAATAAAAGAATACTTAGTATAGTGAACTTTCGGTTCAATACGTATAATATTAGGCGGTTGAGCAAGAAGTTGCTCCTTCATGCTTTTTAGTTGCATGACTTGCTGCTCTATCTGCTGGATTTTTTGAAGAGCCATACGCTGTTGCTCCGGTGGCATTCTCTGCACCAACGGCAACGGAGGTATAGATTGAGCAAGCAAGAAAGCTTGCTTTTGAAGTCTATCAGCTTGAATAGATTGCTGAGAGATGATTTTACGGAATCTAGTTTTGATGCGAACAGCAAGTCCGAGCGTTTTATCCACTGTTATTGTGTACGGCTCGTTGACACCATCGCCATCTAAATCCCAGAAACAATGCGATTCCAACATATCTCGGGGTACTTGGTCATCTCCGATAGGGGCGGAGAGACCTTGTCTTTGATCACTGTCCTCATTACGCTCTTTAGAGCTAGTATCGCCGTTGACCACATCGTACTCGATGTATATTTTTTTAAGCTGGCGTTCTACTATTTCGGACGGATAAAGCTCAAAAATCTCGGTGGCACGACTACGCTCAAGATCTTTGGCATAGTAGTGAACTGCGAGATTCTTAGGGAAAACTATTCGGCTACGACACTTTTCAATCATAGGGTCGTACATGGTCTTCTTGAACATGCACCCCATAATCGGGAGAGCTATCATCAGCTTGTCTTGCTCTTCCTCCCAGTGTTCATCCTCATCTAAAAGCTGATAGGACATATATTTGCCCACACGGTATGCTCGACTGGCCTTTTGACCTTGTGGATCACGGCCCACAATTCGGTACTTAACTAAGTCGGGGGCCTTTATTAGTGCCGGATAAACTCTCGCCGAGAACTGCAAAGCAGCTATCGTCAAGAGGGGAAACTTAACATTTGAAGCATTAGGCCACGGGTAGGACTTAGTCTCTACGACTTGCATAGCCAAATTCATGGCGGCTTTATTCTTTTCTAGCCACCCGGATCTGCTTTCCTCGTCCGTAGTATACCAATGTATAACTTTATTACCGATATACTTTAGTTGCTGCTCGTCGAGCAAATCGGCGATATTATCGGCTTTGAGAATCTCTTCTATTGGAATCTGAATATCCATTAATAACCTGTAACCTCGTTACGGCCAAACTCTCCAAACTCTTCCAACATTATTTCATATTCCTCTTCCGCTTCTTCCTCAGGAGTAGGCGGATTAACCATTTCTTCCAAAGTTAGACCTATCCACGCCAATGCGTCCACTTGGTCAACTCTAGGGTGCTTAGGGTAACTTACGAGCTCTTCTTCGAGATCGGGGTACCATTCGGCTTGTTTGTCGAATCTGACCTTTCCTGCACGCATCCTGGCACGGATCGCTTGCGCTCTCTGGTCTTTGTCTTTCGTCGGTTTACCAGTCGAGATAGGGAGGTATTCTTGGCGCTCATCCATCTCCTTGTTTATGACGGAACCTAGCGCTTTTGCTATATTCTCTTCCTCGATCCTCATTACCTCAGGTTGCCATCGATTATTGACGGAAAACAGTTCTTCGATAATCTCCAAACCATCCCATCTACCTCGTCTAACATCCAGAATATTGAGAAACCCATCTGAGTCCATACCACCAATTATCATGGCAGTCATAGCAGACCGCTTCTTTTCGGATATAGCTAAGTCAATTCCTACGTATATCGTTTTCTTAGTCTCAAAGTGCTGAGGTTCCATCGGTAGAAAATCGGATCTACGGAAAAAGGCCGTGGTAGGATCAATCGGATAATTTAGGTATTCTTGCCCGTAAACATCTAATTGGCCTATCTCCGCATATTCTTGTCGTTTAGCTAGTAACGACTGTTTTGTGAATTGCTGAGGCCACAGTAGTTGACTAAAGTCTTCGTTATGAGCCTTGTACTTTACAGAAAACCAGGCTCTATCTTTTCGCTTACTATATGTTCTAAGCCCATCCTGGAACGTATCAATGTCCTTAGGAGGGGGCATAAAGTTTTCGAGCAACGAATCGAGGTGCATGATCGTACCAACGACCCGGATCTTTCCGCCTTCTTTAGTAATAGGCAACACGGCACCCAAAAACCACTTCTTAAACTTGTCTCGTCTGATATCATTGGCTACTAATTCTTCGTCTTCCATGTCATCACAAAGTACGTAATCAGGTCTTTTGCGTTCCCACTTGAGACCGCGCATACGCTGGTTTGCGCCCTTGGCTACTACACGGAACTTGTAACCATCTTTCATTCGAACTATCATCTCGGTTTCTTGGTCCTTAGTGAACTCTTGAATACCGAAATGGTCTATTAGAAGCTCATTTTCTTGAAGCTCAATCTTGGTGTCCTTCAAGAAGGCACTTGCCAACTCCTCGTTTGAGGAGATAATAAGCATGTGTTGACTGCGTCGTGTTAGAAGAAGGAACAGCGCGTACGCAAAAGTAATAGCAGTGCTCTTTGCGTGGCCGCGAGGTGCAGCAATGGCAACCTTTTGGTGCCCACTGGAGCAGAGTGCCCACATTTCTTCGTGAAACGACGGAATTTGCTTGGGTTCATCATATCGACTGTGTAAATACGCAACAGAAAAACCTAATATAGTCTTTGCTGTATGTTTCGCCTTACCTGAAATAAAGTGCCAAATACCATCTTGATATGAGTATCCATCCGTGGGGTCCTTGACAAAGTACTCCCTATTGCCATTCTCGGCATAATAGAAAGTAGGATCATCTTTACTGAGTAGCGACGATTCTATCGTGGTATTTGTCGGCGAGTTCGGCAAAATTCTTCTCTATCTGGTTTACGTTGAAATGCACTTCTGCGGTCACCTTGGCGGGCTTATTCTGCAGTAAGCGTATCTTGTCAATACCTTCACGCAGGAGCGTAGTAAGATCGCGGGTAGATACTTTTACGCGGACTATGTCCCCTTCTTTCGTAAGTATCTCATCACCATTAGCTAACCGTTCTAGAATCTCCGTGGTGGCCTTTTCGACTATATCTGATAGGCGTGCCTCCAGTAGCTCCGCATATTCTCTTTTAGCCTCATCATAGGCTGCCGGAAACCACGATTGTTTAAGCCACGGATATAGTGTCCGTGACGGTATTTTCATCGTTTCGGCTATCTTCTTGACATTTCCATGCAAGAGGTATAGCACCGCGAAGTTCTTATGATCCTCGTCTGTGTACTCTCGTTTATCCTGCGAGCGTTGCTCGTCATTGGCTTTAGCCAAGGTCTTCGACGGTGACTTCTGTGGTGATAAAGTTATCTGATTGTTCTGGTCTTGGACTTCCACGCTCTCTCTCTGTTGCTCGACCTCTATTGAGGTCTTGGGGGTGTCTAGGCTCCCACGATTCTTTACGAACCATTTTACCTGTCCACTCTTTCTTCAAGCCTTCCTTTACGGAAACCCTGAACCCTGTTCTATCACAAATAAGATAGTTATTCGGCGGAGGAAGCTCGGCTTGATCATTTTCCTCGCCTATAGGATCAGTAGTACTCTGTCCTGAGGTACTACCGGGTTTAGGATCTGGTGTAGGATAAGTCATAACGTAGTCAACCCTCTTTCGGAAGGTAGAACTGGATCACCTCCTTAATCACGACGCTTAAAGCGTCGCCAATAAATGCGTTTATTGTAAGTAATTCCTGTCCAATACAGCTCTCCGCTACCATCAAACCATTGGGATTTGTGAGAAAGTGCTATTGAGTGGCCCCTTGGAAATTCCCAGCCTATAAGGTCTCCCACAAACATAGGCTCATCTCCACCACAACTAAAAGCCCCAGGATTAGGCCCACCACGAGGGTTATCAGGCCACAAAGGATTGATAACCACAGCTTTTTGACACTTTGGGTTCTCAAGAAAGGACGAATAATTAGTAAATCGAACACCAATACCCAGCTCTGTATACAAACCCTGCGCTTCAGTACTGTGCGCTGCAAATAAAAATACTAAAAATAGTGTAAATTTCTTGAACATTATAATTTATTTTTAGGGTTTTTAAGGTTTCCCATAAGACGATCAAAGAATTCTTGGGTATTTCCTGTTTTGTGAGCAAGATCAAGGATTCTGCCTTGAGATTGATCTAGATAAGCAAATCTTTTTTGTGCGGATTGATATGCTTCCGCTGTTTTACGCAACTCAGTAGCAATATTTCGAGACTCTTCTCTCATTTCTTGAAAAACTTGGTATCTGTCTTTACCTAGTTTGAATCTAATAGCAGAATCGCCTTTGATTCCTTGCAATTCTTGCTGGAATTTCATCAGCCCTTGCTGGACTCGGATCCCTCTTTGTTTTAGATCATCCTGTATTGTCAGCAAGTCTCTTGCTACTTGTCTTAGTTGTACTCTTTCTCGGGTTAGGTCATCTAGCCGCTTTAAATGGGCATTAAGGGGTACTATCGGGGGAGTCCTACTCCTCCCACCCCCTGAGCCTAAAAGCGTCCCAGTGGGCTTTGGAGAGCCCATACCACCGCCTGTAATGTTCATGGCAAGGTTTAGCAACTCATCGTTGCCTATATTCTCACCTTTCATGGCCCTACCGGGTACGGAAGCTGCATTCAACAGATTGGCTAGTATTCCAGGTAGTGCTAGTTCTCTTTTGTTGAACACACTTCTGCCACCACCGGGTATACTTTCTTTGATAGGTAGTATATTAAACCTACCTTCCATATCGAAGGGTTCAGCCATTAGAGTTCTACAATATCTCCTGCAAGCAGGAAGAACACAAATAATCCAAGCATAGCTATAGCAATCATAAGATGCCCCTTTGAAGATTAAGAGGTAGTTTGGAAGTCCTGTACTACGACCGGGCCGCTCTTTTACCAAAAAAGGCCCGGATACTGAACTAAAACTACATTTATTGAGGATATGACTCGCCCCTTATAGGGCGAATCGTTGATTCGGTGACCGGTACCAACCGGAATAGGCATTGCACCTACTTAAGGATCTGGTATACCTACATTTACGTTAGTACGTCCCTATCACGTAGTAACAACCTGGCGGGGCTAGTCGTCTTACGACGTTTGTCTACCGTAACCTTAGTTACGAACCAGGACACACTCACCTTACATTAGATGGTGCTGTTGAGGAGTATTAAGCTGGAGCCTAGAGACGGAATCGAACCGTCGCCATCAATTTGGAAGATTGAGGTTCTACCACTATACTATCAGGGCTTTTTACAGGACTTCCAATTCACAAAACCTAGTATGTTTTACCACCCCTAGGTAGGCTAATTGGAAGCCTCTACCGAGTGGTATTTGGAGGCACGGTACGGAGTCTAACCGCCATCTCCCTCAAATCAGAAAGGTGCTCTTACGTTGAGCTACGTGCCATTTTTTAAATAAGTGCTCATTATAGCACATTTTAAAGGTACTTGTCAAGTTTTAGAAAAGTACCAAAAAAGCAAAATTTTTAAAAAAATTGCAGCAGTTATGCATGGTGGGACCGCTAGCTACTGCGCAGCGGATAGTTTTTGCCCCTGGACCCGGTCTAAACATGAGGCTCATTTCGTACAGTACGCATCTATTTACGTGCGTTATGCAACTAATTACGTGCAGAATGCAAGCAAATAGCCCTATATATGGGAAGATTGATAGTGCGGGATCACATCACACTCGACATTGTTAGGCGATCTAAGCACATACCCTCGCAGCTCTAGGCCAACATACCTAGCGTCCCGAGGGCTGATATGTACGTGTGCTAACAGTCTTGAATGCGGCACTACGCGGGCTTTGGAAACTTGACAAGTAGTGCCAGGTACATGCTATACTAGGATAGTAGAGCTACGGCACGGACTTTGCATTGTGCAAGAGATATGCCAAAACCTAGATATGTGCGTCGCGTACGTAAAATATACGCGAGTATATTTCGTGATTAGGCTCACGATAGTCTTGCACTCGATACGATCTTTGTGGTTAGATTCGCGTTACGGACCTCGCGCGCCGAAAGCGGCGAGGGCTAGGCCAGCATAGGGCTGGCTAGATAAGCTCAGGGCACGGCTCATCCGTGACTTGTCACCGCTAGGTGGCATTACGACAAAGTGGAACGGGTTTAGTACGGGGCTTGCCTTAGCCGTCTGTAGGCGGAAAGGAATGCCCTATGACTGACTCCGATGAATCATGGCTAGCCCGAGTAGCTGGCTATGCAGTGAACTACGCTGGCCTTGCCAAGCGTGAGATAGCCCTACATGGCCTAGACTTCGATATAGGCCAGCCCATAAGCGAATGGATCGTAGCTAACGAGCAATACATAGCAAAGCCTAGATTCGCTGATATGTTCCGACAGATGCCCACAATATTGAACGTAGGCGAGCCGTGCGATTGTGACCATTGCCTAGATCGCGTTGCATTCTTCCAAAAGCGCGGGCCTATTCAGCGCGTGTTTCCTGAGATTGTTTGCGACGATATTCATGGAGATATCCCCTAGCTTCTCAACCGCAAGCCCCGCATTAAGCCCGTTCTACGACATCAAAACCCTCTAGTGCTAAAGCACTCATGTCGCCGCAAGGC